TACATAGACGGGCATTCATCCTCGATGTAATCTTCGTCGAATCCATCTTCCGATTCATCATCACCAAAACATTCAGAACAGAATTGGTACACCCCAAGGTAGCCTTGTACTTCAAACACTTCGTTCATTTCTTTGCCGCACTGAGAACAAATCATCCCGGAAGCCTCGCAAGACCGTCAAGCATTTCACGCATTGACTTTTCAAAATCACGAAGCATGTCATCCACTTCTTGCTCAAGCGGGACTATCGACTCTTTCTTGCCCTTGAGCATTTCAACCTTCTTGTCATTTTTTTGGCGACTGGCAAAAGAACCTTCAGCCCGCTTTCGATTGAAAAACTGTCAGGCCGATCACCGTTATTACGCGCTTGATTACGACGTTCGACTTCTACTGCCCGACACGCAGCACACAATCCTGCCCACGGGCCTCGTGATGGACAAGGTCGATCAGGATGATTCCTACACAGCCCTGTAATTGTTGCCATTCCTGCCTCCTCTAGTATTTGAAAGGCGCGCAACTCTGCTTGCTCTAATTCCCTGAAAACTTTCTGTCGAAAGGCCAATGGGAGGAAGAGGCAAACTTTCGTTCCACGATTTTCCCACTACTTTTCAATCAGACGGGGTTTTTTCCCCATTTTGTTCGCAAGTTCGATCATGCCTAAAGTTCCCACACTACTATCAATGTCGTCATGAATTGCAATTATCTCATGCGGCTTCAGCAATGCCATGATCTGATTCCTCTGTGGCCCAGCAGATTTTCCTCGCGTTTTCCACAGAGCTGAAATTTCAGCGCAATGAACACTGTGTTTCAAACAAGAAAGCTTGACAAGTGAATCCACACCCGGAGCGCCGCCCTCGATGATCAGCAGATTTCGAATGCCATATTTTTCAGCCAGCGCTTTTACTTCACGATTGACAATACGAGCATAAGACGCCTTCCAGTTCCGATCACCACAAATCAACACCTTAATCAATTTGCGCTCTTTCACCGATCCTCCTTGACATTTCACGACTGGCCGCATTGCGCAAATCCTCGTAGCCCTGCGCCACTGCGGTCAACACTCCGATTTTCATAGCAACTTCCAGAAGCTTGTCCTCGAATTCTGAAATCTCCTCGTCATCCTCCATCATCGCATTGACGATGTTCAGCTTCTCGCCGCGATTTCTCATTCGAAATTTTGCCTTCGCCATTCGAAGGTCACGCTTCAAATGTCCTTCATCCGTTGCGAGCTTTGCCACGTTAAAAATCGCATGTGCATGACGCACAGCGTAGCGCGACTGAATACCGCCGATCCCTCGACTGCTCATTCGAGTGAAATCAAGCGGAACATGATCATCGTCACCTGGAATTTCTTCTGGTACGACGATCCCTGCTTCCGCTAGGAACTGCAATCGTCGGCTTTGGGGCGTTGCGATCTTCAACGTCCCGTCTTCGAGCGGCTTCTTTGACTTCTTCTTTACAGAATTTCCTGAACGGGCATCCTTGGAACTGGAGCGTTTTTGTGGACGCGCATTCGGGGTCTGGAATTTTCCCTTCTTCGGCATGTTCTCTCAACACTCCTAACCGATACTTGACTTCAGGAAGGTGGGTAGCGACTACAATTTCAGACTCATGAAGCGAAATCAAATGCTTTGGGTCTGGCCCGCCCTTGTTCTCTGTCACCATCAAAGCGCGAGAGATTTTCAGGCCGTTCCCTTTCTGCGAGTTGTAGAGCATTCCATAGTCAGAAAGCTGAACCGCGTAATGGGGTGGAATAGTCCCAGCAGCAATTGATGAAAACACTCGGACGTTCAGCCCTTTGAAATCTACGATCACCGGCTCTTTGTAGATCGAGCACAGAGCATCGACTGTTCCACCATGATCCTTGCGCTTGCTGACGATCCGAACCTCGACGCCGTGAAGCTTGAAAATTTTCGGATCGTCAATCATTCTTTCAAGCTTGTGTAACGCAAACTGCCATTTCAGGTGAAGGAAATTACCGTTGAAAAAATAGAAATTCGGTTCCACCCGAATCGGCTTTGCCCGAGGAATGCCAATCGTCTTGCCCTCTTTCAGAAGATAAACGTAGCGCAAACACTCAGAAAGCTGCGACGGTGAAAAAAGCGGATCGTTCGACCTGTTCTTGCCGCGCTCGACCTGAAGCTTAATCAGGTCAGTTAGAAATTCAACATCACTGTCATCCTCAATCTCGACCGGATGCTGAAATAGGTCTTCGAGCAGCGGAACAAGAACGCCCTTGCGACGTTGCTTATGTTTCAGAAGCTTCTCGGTCTGTCCCGTCATCAATTACCTCGTAGAAGATTGTTCCGCATGAACACTTGAAAATATCCCTCGCTGGTACGTGCTGATTGCGGGCGACTGTTGACTGAAATTCTGCGTTCTCGGTCTTGTGGCACTTCGGGCACGGCATCTTAGGCTTTTTCATTGTCCTCTGCCTGTGCCTCAAGCGCCACCAAGCGATTATACAGGTCTTGAAACGCTGTCAGTTCAATTACCATCAAACTCAAGTCTTGAATGTCGATCTGCATTCCAGGCAAAAGCCCCGGCGGAGTTTTCAAAGCCTCCAAGCGAATGTGCGACCATTCATCTTTGCTGATCGAATACGACCTTGATTCAGTATCGCGTGACTCGACTAAAAATTCTCGAAGTATGTTATCTCGATGCGAGCGCCAGGTACGTCCTGAGTTGATCTGCTTCGATCCACCCTCCAACTTTCCATTGCGTTCCTCTTGACGCACCGACCGGCTTTTCTTGGCCCGCTGCCAAGGTGTTTCAAGCGACACTTTTTTTCACCACCTTGCGTTTGGAATTCGTAGAGATTCCTGCGGTTTTCACTTCCGAAGATACGCCATCAATTACCTGATAACGAAGTGCCTTGCTTGTCTTTTTCAGTTTGCGGTTGTTGAGCCACTTCTGCAAGTCACTGAGCCGAACATAGACACCCGGCGTAAACCCAGCCGCATTTCGTTCGGAAACAGTAATTGTATAAAGAGGAGGGTCTTTTTTCACTTGGTACCAGCCCTGCGTGATTCATGGTATTCCACAGCGGTCAACCTCTTTTTGAAATTAAAGAGCCGCGTCATCTTTGGGCCACAGCATTCACCCACATCTGCATGATGTGTGTAGTTGGAATGCACAGCGCGAGCAGTGCCGGGAATGATTGGGCCTAGAAACAGCTTTGCGACAATTCTCTCCGTTGGCTTCCGGCAAATGTCGCACTTCAATACAATCTCTCTAGCCATTATCTTCGAGTTCACCCCCGCTCGCTGAATTGTCTTGGATGGCCCAAACAAGTTCATCCCGAAGATCATCCTCGGAGTTGAGCATCTTGTAAAATTTCTTTTCAGTCCCTTTCCATTCATGCTCATTCAAATCGACGTAAGTGTACCACCCGTTTGCACTGCGCTCGATCAGCCCGTCCTCCAAACCAAGCTGAACGATTTCAGACGCCGGATCAATCCGCGCCATTACATGATTGAAGACGAAAGCCCCTTCACGATGAGGAATTGTTGACTTGTCCTTTTCAACCCGAACCTGTACCCACCGACCCATTTCAACTTCAGTTTCGACAAGCTTTCCTCCGCGAGCACGTCTTGCCTTTCCAAGAACCTTGGCCCCTCTGCGGAATTCGATACGACCTGTCGCGTAGTACCTAAGAGCGCGTCCTCCACTTGTCGTTTTAGGATTTCCAAATTTGATTCCGACATTGATCCGCTCCTGGTTTGTCCAAATGAACAAGGTCTTTTTGTTCATCGCTGTAATTCTGCGAAGCGCACGGCTCATCATTCGCGCTTGGCTTGCGATCCGATCTTCCTCGCGAGGGTCTTTGATCTTTTCATCCGTCGTCAGAAGGGACGAAACAGAGTCGATCAAAATTACGCTGATCTTCTGTTCCGCAACCAAGCCCGCCAGCATCATCATCACCGCGACCGCGTCCTCAGCCGTCTTCGGATGCTGAAGAAGCAACTCGCTCGGGTCACCACCAAGGAATTCAAAGCGCTCATTGTCAAAGGAATGCTCAGGGTCGATCACTGCGCATACTTCACCGCGCTCCTGTGCAAGAACCATCGTCATGTACGCAATGGTTGACTTCCCTGAATTTTCATCCCCGTAAAGCTCATAGTGGCGACCGAGAGCAAAGCCGCCACCTGTAATTCTGTCGAGCACAAGCGAGCCGGTTGGAATCCGACTGATCGTGAAATAGGAATCAGAACCAAGCAGAAGGCCATCGCCTTGTTCCAATTTCAGAGTCGAGTTGATTTCAGCCGCTATTGCCGCTGCACGACTGCCCTTCTTTTTCTTCTTGGTGACAGTCATCAGTTTTTTTCAGCCGCAAATTCAATGACTGATTGGGCCAGCTTTTTCCACGCCTTCTTCGAATCTGTACGCGCAAGCTTGCCGCCATTTCCACTAGCAGCTTGAAATGTTGCAAACAGTGCTTCTTCAAGTCTCTCGGCCATGTTGTAGGCAAGATCAATTGTTGCCATGTCAGTTTCACGTAGCCCATACTGACTCTTCATGCGCTCCTTGAATTTATCTGCCATGCTTTTTCCTCCTCCGATGCAGTTGGCGACTGCGCTTCATTTCCTTGTTGTCCTGCCGACGCTGCTTGCGTGCTTCCGGCTCAAGCTTGTGGTGCTCTTGCATGTCAACATAATGAACAATTTCAATATCTGGTAGCACTGCGTGAAACTTCCGACTAATTACAGGCTTTGACTTTCCGATCTTCCCTTCGGGTGGCTTCTTGCCGAGCTTAGGAAACGTCGGTAGTAGCAAGCCGCCAGGAAGCCTCATGCCGGTCTGACGTTCTCCTCTAGCCATTGAGCGTGTCTCCCACTTCTAGTATGTATGTAATTACATCAGGTCTACCCATTTCTTTCCAAAGATCAATCTCAATTGCGTGCTGAGCCACACCGTCAGCTTCACGAAACCATGCAAGCTTTCCTGTGACCCGCTTTAGCCGTAGAAGCTTCGAGTGTCTGAGAAGAACTGTCTCAGGCATCTGACCCCTCCTGCGGCTCTACAGGCCCGTCCACGATCCGCTCTGAGGATGGGTCTGGCGGCAAAACACTTTCAAGCTCCTCGGGCATCTGAGGATAAATTTCTTCAGTCTGTCCTTCAAGCCCAGCAAGTGTGTATCTAGTCGGAGACAGAGAAACCCAAAATTCCCCAAGTACACCATTGGGTGATGGATTTCCAAAGCAAAGCTGCGTATCAAGTTCACCAAGAATGACCATGCAGAACGTCTTTCCATCAAGCTCAGTGGGGTCAGGCATTCCAACTTCACTGTCCTTGTTGCTAATTACAATTCCACCATCAAGAGTGATCGACCACTGACCATCCTCTGAACCCTCTTCAACCTCTTTTACTACACGACCGATGAAATGATCGAGGCTCGGTCTTGGGCTTGAAGACATTTCATTTCCCTCCTTAGTGGTATCGCGCATTGCGCTTTTGCCGGTCGAGTTCTGCTACTGCGACCCTGTATTTCTTGGGCACGTCGAACATCTGTGCATCGTCATTGAATGCTCCGGTAATTCCAAAGAACCTGAAGCCCTGTGGCCCGTTCTGAAGGAAGGGCAGGCGAATGCAGCCATCGGCGCAAATCACTTTGCCCTTGCACTTGCGGAAAAGGAAATCGACCAAGCGAACCTCATGGGTCTTGTCTTCGTTCACCATCAGGTGAAACGGAATTCCATTCTCGTCCACGACCTTGAGCAAGTAAGTCTTGACTTGCGCCCAAGGTGAAGCTTTCAATTCCAGCGTCGTACTCTCTGGAATCCAAAATAACTTGCTTACCGATGCGCGACCAGGAGTAAGCTCCACGCTTTTTTCACGTCCCATGTGCCGCCAGCCAGAAGCCGATACGCGCTCACCAACATGCTTAGGCTTACAACCCCGGAAAGCGCGAGGACGCCGGAGGGTGAAGCCAAGAAATGCAAATTGTGCCTCATCTTCGTTCTCCTTGTCTCTCGCTACCCCAAGTGACTCAAACGCACCCACTGCCGCGAGTGCTTCCCGAGCCGGTGCTTTGACCAGCATCTTCTTGACCCGATTGCTGAAATCATCGTAGCCGGTAAACGGTTGATTTGAAATTATTTCTTGTGATCCCGCTGGGCCTACGCCTTTCACCTTGCCGATTCCGACGCGGATCGCATTGCCATTGAACTTGTCAATCGTAAATCCTCGCGAGCTACGATTCACGTCAGGAGGAAGAATTTCATACCCCTCTGAACGAACCGCTCCGAGATATGACGGCCTTTCCGGGAAAACGTCCAAGAGGTTTGCAAAAAATTCCTGGGTAATCCAGCGCTTTATCCAAGACATTTTCACGGCCAGGATTCCATAGCTCGTTGCGTGCCCTTTGTTGAAGCCATAACCCTGAAACGACTGAACGTACTCCCAAATTTCCTGCGCTTCTTCCTTCGTGCATTTCAAGTTTTTACGTGCGGTCTTTAGAAACTGTCCCTTCAAAGCTGCAAAAGCTTCCTTGGCACCCCGGCCCGCGCCCTTTGCCTTTTTGATCGCTTGATACACGTCATCGACAAATTCATCGTCAAGGCCACAGGCGTAGCAAATCTCCATCGCCTGTTCCTGGAATACAGGAATTCCCTCAGTCGGCCCAAGAATCTGCTCGACAACTTCATGCGGATAGCGAACCTTCTCATGCCCGCGACGGCGAACCATGAAAAGCTTGTCCTTCTCCTCGCGGGTATTCGCCGGTCGGAAGAGAGCCGCGCCTGTAATTACGTCATGCACCGAGGTTGGCTGCATTTCAACCATCCCCTTGCGAGTCTCCTTGCCTTGCAGCGTGTGAACGCCTTCGACCATCCCCGCTGAAATCATTTCGAACGTTGCTGCATCGTCCAGCGGAATATCATGAAATTCTAGCGGTGATCTGCCAGCATCCCGTAGAGCACCAGCGGCGATATCGAGCGTCTTCAACCGGAGGAAGTCCATCTTGGTCAGACCGAAATCTTCGAGCGTTTTGAAATCGTACTGAGTGACTAGCGTGCCCGATGATGCAATGAGATAGAGAGGTATCCATTCGGCAACCGGACGATCAGGCGTGCCGAAGACCCACGCGCAAGCGTGTTGACTAACATTTTGGATCGAGTCAAATATATCCGAGGCAATTTCATATAGCTCGGGGTAGTCTTCTCGCAGCGCAATGAAAATGTCGGTATCTTCATCAATCATCCCCGCGTCGATCATTTGTGGAAGAAGCTTGGCAATTTCATCCTGTTCTTCCTTGGGCATTCCTAGCGCCGACGCAGCCATCCGAAAAGCACGCCGGTTCGCTGCCGTCCCCCAATTTGAAATCTGGACGATCTGGCCTTTGCCAACGAGCGGTTCCATCTTCGCGTGGACGATCTGCATGAAATCGTCGTAACGAGAGGGTTGAATGTCAACGTCGATATCCGGGAGCTTCTTCCTCGCCGGATTGAAAAACCGTGAAAACACAAGCCCGTATTCAATGGAGTCAATTTCATGTATCTCCAAGCAGTAGCAGAGAAGTGAGTTCGCAGCCGATCCTCTTGTCCACGTCAGAATCCCTTGCTTCTTTGCACGACGGATGAAATCTGACATGAGCAACAGGTAATCAGCAAAGCCCGCCATTGAAGTTAATTCATGCTCAACTCGTACACGAGCCTCGTCACCGTGCCTCTGTACGAGTAATTCCACCCGCTCAGAAATACGCTTTCTGATTGTGTGTACCGGGTCTTCCCTTCCCGACGGGGGGATGGAATACCCAAAGCTATCGAGAGGTTCAAGGACAATATGTGATTCCTCGACAATTTCTTCCACGGATCTAAGCGCATCGGGAGGTATGTTACCTCTTTCGACAATTTTCTCCATACTCCTCATGTAGTTGCCGAAGTAGCCGTAATCTTTCAAGTACCCCGCGATCTGTGATGCCGTCGATTTGCTCATGTGGTCGTCATCACGATTCCGCCACGCAGCAGATTTCAGAGCGATGTGAGCACTCCGATCCGCTGCTCTTTGCATATGCGAGTCGTTGGTTACGACTAGCGGGGTACCTGTGTTCCTGGCAAGCAAAATCAATTTGTCACGAACCGCTGCCTCATGTTCCAGCAATTCGTTGTAGGCGGGAAAAGCATCGTCGTCTACAAACTTTGAAATGCTGTGATCCCAAATCTCCACATAAAAATTTGGAAACAGCATTTTCATTTGCTCGATGTATGCCGCTCCGAGATAGAGTCCTTCGCCATTAGCCTCAGAAAGAGTGCGGCAGAGTTCAGAAGCAAGACAACCGCTAAAAACAACATTATGGGCAAGACTATGAGGAGCAAGCTCAGCCATGCGAGCAACAGAGATACGAGGCTTACGATGGTAATTATCCCGCTGCATCGCATCCGTAGTCCAGACCACAAGGTTTTCATAGCCCTCCTTTGAAAGAGCAAGCACGGTCAAGTGAAATGTGAAGCCATCGGCTTCCTTTCCTCGAATTCCATACAGGTCAGGTGGCGTGACGTAAAGCTCGCAACCGATGATCGGCTTAATTCCAGCTTTCTTCGCCTCTTTGTAAAGTGATGGGGCACCGCCGAGCCAACCATGATCGGTTAGCGCGACGGCACCCCAACCCAACTCGACTGCCCGCTCGACCATTCTTGCAGGCGTGCCGTAGGCATCACCACTCGTCATAGCAGACGAAAACGTTGAGTGACAGTGCAAGTCAGGTAAATTCATTATTCGATCGCCGATAGTGAAATGCTCAAACTCTTACGCCCCTCTTCACCCTCAGCAGGAGCGTGCCCTGTGATCGACACTGAATACTTGCCCTCGTCAATGATGCTCATGTTTTCAGCATCTTGAATTACCTCAAGGGCAAATTCAGCTTGAGCCTTCGGGCCTGGGTCAAGACTTTCAAATGCCGGTGAAAAAACCAAGTCTTCCTTCGCACTGCCATCTGAAATCACTGACTGCCCACTTGCACTCCAACTCATGTTTCCTCCTTAATCGGGAATTTTGATCTTCTTGGGATTTTTCCGCTGCCAACGAAGACCAGCGCTACGGCAAGCATCAACATGATCTGAAAATTGCCAATGCTCATCTGTTAACCCACTCATTTCAGAGGCACGCGAAATCTCCGAGCTTTGTGCCCCCTGAACAGCCGCAAGAAAACACTGCTCATAGACACCAAGAATTGCAGGATAAAGAATGTCCTGCGCCCTGAGAATGAAAATAGGCTCATCCTCTGGAATTCCCAAGAGCTTCTTGCACTCTTGGGTTGCGTCTACGTCATGAACGCCCATTACAGCAGTGAAGCGAGCTTCTTAGGCGTTGGCAGTTCAACCTTCGAAAGCGGTGCGACCGGCTTGGCCTTGAGTACGACCTTCGCGGGCTTCGCTGAAATCTTCACCGCCTCGCCTGTCTGCGGATTGCGACCCATCCGTGCCTTTGCTGCCTTGCGTAGCTTCGGCTCGATCAGCACACCCGCCACCTGAACGCGGTAGCCCTCGGTGACGTTGTTTTCAATTACCTGACCAAGCGCTGCAAGGAACCGGCGAACATCACTTGCCGACCAACCACTCTCCTCAGCAAGTTCATCGACCAATTCCGGCTGTGTCAACTTCGGTAGTGCCATATTTTCCTCCTGACATTCGGGTTTGAAATTATGCGCGTTGTTTCGCCAGTCGCGCCCCTGGCCGGGTCTTACGCCTGTACTAGACGAATTGAAATCCCACTATTTACTTCTTGCCCTTTCCTTTCCCGCCCTTCTTCGTGTCCTTCTTCGTGTCCTTCTTGCCACCGGCCTTTCCACCCTTGCCGCCCTTCGGCTTCTTGAGTGAAATTCCAGTGATGACCCAATCGCCCTCGTCATCAGCAGCAGCATCGACAAGAACCGTGACACCCTTCTTAATTTCCTCGTAGTCAACGTCCACGCCTTCACCGAGCCACATCTTGATCTTCTCTTCGTCGTTCTTCAGGTGGAAGATTTCATTCTCCTCTTCGACCTTCGTAACGTCGTACTCAACTCCTGCAATTTCAGTTACCTCTTCGTCGTCATCGTCTTCCTTCTTCTCTTCCTCTTCGTCGTCATCGTCATCGTCATCATCATCATCATCGTCGTCGTCATCGTCTTCCTTCTCGTCCTTCTCTTCCTCTTCGTCATCGTCGTCGTCGTCATCATCATCGTCGTCGTCATCATCATCATCGTCGTCATCATCATCGTCGTCGTCTTCGTCCTTCTTCTTCTTGGAATTCTCCTTGCCCTTGCGTGCCTTCGGTGTCTCTTCATCGTCGTCATCGTCATCATCATCGTCATCGTCCATTGCATCGAGCGCCTTAAGCCGTTCCATTTGCACGGTCAGTTGCTTCTCGACCAGCGCCGGAAGACCGTCAGGGAATTTCTCCTCAAGAAGCTTCATCGCTTCTTTGAGTTCCTTCTTGGTCAGCGCCTTGTCGCCGGTGATCTTGACGCGGTAATCACCCTTGTCCGACAGACGCTTGATCCGAATGACCTTCCCGAGAATTCCATCCTCGTCCTCCGACTCGTCTGAAATCTCCTGAGTCGTGGAGTAATTCATCGTGAAGACCTTGATCTGATCCTTCACATCGGCTGCCTGCGGGAAATACCACACCGTCAGAGCACGGGTCGAAGGATTGTCATTCGCGGAGCAGAACGGGCATTTGTCACCCGTGCAGGGAACGTAAGCATTCCCCTGCTTGTCGTAATGGTCGTAATACTCGAAGTAGCCAGGATTGTCCGAGAGTTCCGGGTCTGGCTCGAACAGTGCAATTCCCTTGAAAGCCTCGTCTGTTTTCAGACGCATGAAAACAGATGGCCTCTTGCGATCTTCCTTCGTCTTCACGGTACGAATCGTGAAGCCCTTCTTTTTGTCCTTCGTCTTGCTAGCCAATTGAAATCCTTTCCCTCGTTTTGACATGCAGGCCATTTGTACGCACAAACCGGAGTGCGGGTACTGCCCTTGCAATTTGCCGTTGGGCTTCGCTTCCTGTCAGTTCTGCCGGATCAGATTTGGTGCTGGGATAGCGAACTACATACAGCGGGTACTTCCGCAACATTCCAACTGCAATTTCAATGTTGCGTATTCCAGCGGAATCCTTATCGAACAAGAGGTAAATCTTCAACGGATTGATTCGAGCAATGATCCGCCGTTGTCGCTCTGAAATTCCTGTCCCAAGAATCGCCACTGCGTTTTTGAAGCCTAGCTGCCTCAGCACGATTACGTCCACGCTGCCTTCAACAAGGATCAGCCCCTCGGACTTTACCTGTTTTAGATCGAGTTTGCAAGCCCCAAAGAGCAGGGAGGTTTTCGGAAACCCTTCTGTGTATAGGTATTTCGGCTGTTGCCGGTCTGAAATAGCTCGTTTGATCAGGAACCGGGTAGCCCCGTTTTCATCTTCGCCGGGAATTACAACTCGACGCTCATCTGGCAACCAGCCGATTCGCCACTCAGCAATGGAGTTGTCTGTAATACCTCGGGCTTTGAGATATTCAAGCGCACGCTGCGGTAGAAAGGACTCGTACTCAAGAGACTCGGCTGGAATAACTGAAGCTGACCGGGAATCGGAACGTGTCTTTTTTCTGACAACGGCCGTTCGGTGAAATTTTGAGCCGATTTGAGAAGACCGGAGGATGATCTTGCGGGCTTCACGGTAGGCACGTCCTTGCCGAGCTATCGCCTCCTTTTCCGCCGCCGATTGTTGAAATCGCTTTTTGCCATACCCGGAACGGTAGGCATCCATGTCAACCTGAAATTTTTCATACAGCCCCTCGATCACACAGATTGCGTGCTCATAGGAACCTGAAATGCCGCAATACGCAAAGCAGTGAACCGTCGGTTGCTGAAGATTAACCTGAAAATGGAACTTGCTCGTATCGTGATCGGGATTCGGGCAAACGACCTTCGATGAAAATTCATCCCGTCCATCAACGTGCATCGAGCTTGGGAACTCGACATACTTGCCCCAAAACACTACAGGATCAATTTGCCTGCCTCGGTAATTCATTTAGAAGACGGACTCAAACTCCACTTCCGCCACCGATAGCCGTCCTTTGTCCACACCATCTGCGGGTTCGCAATTCCTGCCTTAATCGCAGCCGCACGCGACTTGAACAACTTTTCAGTCACCTGTCCTCCAATCTACTCGCATGATCTTACGAGCACTCCACAGTTTCATTTGCCCATGACAGACCATGTAGTGCAATTTATTCTCTGTCTTGTCTTTCATGAAACTGCCCTGGTCGAAGTTTCCGATTCGCACATGATGCGGCTCTGGAAACAGGTTTTTCAGATCGTTTGCCGCGCCACCAAGTTCCAGTGGAATCAAGTGATCGTATTCGTAATTTGATGGGCTTGTCCCGAACGCATATCCGTACTGACGCATTGAGACAAGTTTTTCAGGCTCGGTCACTCGAACGTCCGGCCGAATGCTAGTAGTCCATCCCGGAACACAAATTGTCTTGCCGATTGTCGCCTGAGTCACCGCATGGTTGATTGCGCCCGGTGTGCAGGATGGGTCAGGAAGCGCACCACTAGCCCCGTACTGGCACTGCGGCGGTTGCCCCGAGGAGTTGCTAACCAGCGAAACCACAGAGGCAATCAGGACGCAGACGAGAATCAGCCGAATCCAATTACGCATGGCCGTTCCCTTGTGCTGCGCTCGCTGCCAAGATTTCACGCCCTAGTTGCTCCGGGTCGCGAGTGTCCCGCAAGTCCGGTGTCGATTCCAGATCAAGCTCGATGCTTGGCCGTTCCGCCAGTGGAGTCCCAAACACAATGAACTTTTCAATTTCAAGCGCGCTGTATCCGGCCTTCCTCCAATCTGAAACTTGACGTGATGCGCCCTGGGGCAATGCTGCCCAATGCTCACGCCGCACTCGATGCGTAACGCAAATCAGAAATCCCTCACGGTCAGTGCTGACTTCTTTCCACCAACCCAAGTCTTCCTGGTCATTGATGATTTCATGCTGACACCCACAGATGAATTTCAAAGTCATTTGTCCTCCAGCCTTCTAATCTTTTCCCATTCAGCACGACCCGGTGCATTGCGGAAACGAAGATCGGGTGAGCCATCCTTTTTCAAACGGATGCTTCCCTGGCCTTCGATAATTACCTCTTCATGCAGCCGAACTTCAACAGGCGTATTCTGACCGCCATGTGTGCGGTCAAGAACTTCAACCCCACCTGAACCACGCTTAGATTGAAGCCGCTTCAGTCCTGTCTCACGTCCTGCCTGTGCTCCGGGTTTTGAAAAGTCTGTAATTCTACCCGTTCCCACTTTCATCACCTTCCTCATCGTCGTCAGTCTGTGACATGAACATTTCGTAGATTGAAATTTTGGCTAGCTCAAGCAGACCCAGCGCTTGCGCGATGTTTGGCCCACCTTCAAGATGAACGCCATATTTCAGTCTTCCATCTGAATCGAAGTACGAGGTAATCGTCAACTCCGCATTGATCAACGTTCCATCAGGAATTGGACACCGCTGAGGATGACTGTCGATCATTCTGCCGCCGCCCAAAGAAGACCAAAGGCAACGAGAATTATCCAAAGAGCGAAGAATGACCAAAGCAGAAGCTTGTTCATTTTGCCTTCCTAATTTCATCGACAAGTTCTTCGACCTTTTCAGGGTCGTGCCCTTTGAAGTAATCGGTCTTGATCGGAGTCACGTCTTCGAGGATTCCGATGTTGGGCACAAAGCGGGCAGTGAACTTAAATTCTTCTCCATGCCGATTCTTCGAGCAGTTGTATTTCATGATTCGCTCATCACTGAAATGCTTCACACCGAGAACGGTATCGGCTTCTTGCGCCGGGGCATCTGCGCCGAAGGATGAATCCTTATCCGGTGCCTCACCACGTTTGCCGACAAGAGCGCGGCTTGCTTGGTTCGACATGACGACTGGAATGTTGAACTCATGCGCAATGTCAGTCAGAGCATCAACAATTTCATTCAACTCTTCCCAGCGACTCGTTCGACCCTTCGGCGCTTTCAACTTGTAAAGAGGATCGACAATAATTCCATCGAGGCCCAAGTCTTCGATCCGAGCACGAATGTAGCCGACGCCCATTTTCTCTCGCCGGTACTTCTGAGTGAAGAGACAGATTTCACCTTTCAGCCCGTCTTCCATCCACTCAAGGAATTTCTTATATTGCTTGAGATTGAAACCCTGGCCGTCTTTCAGCGCTCGATTTCTAAATGCTTTGCTCAGGCCAACAGCCTTTTGAATTTCAGGCATAGCACTGAGCAGAGTATGAAATCGGCAGTTGTGTTGATGCTGCGTCATTTCAGGACTGAAGAAACCGATCCTGTATCCATTGAACGCACCAACTGCCGCGAATTTTCCAAGTGTGAAACTTTTCGCATCCCCTGGTCTTCCGAGCACAAGGTAGCTCGCTTCACCTTGTAACCCACCCCAATGAATGTCGAAGTGAGGAATGCCAGTTGGAATTCCTGGTTCCTCACCGTTCTCTCTCAAGACCGCCAGACGTTTCATTCCTTCGTAGTGCTCTTGCCAACCGGCCTTGATCATCACATCGGAGTGCGGCGCATGAGTTTTCACCACGTCGCCCAGCACTTCACGGAGTTGCATTGCCTTCTCGATTGCGTTGTCTTGGTCGAGGGGAGTCTCGCCACCAAGAATTTCATCAATCGCGCTTGTGACTGAAATGTACGCTCGCTCGGCTTTCAACTCGTCGAGCAGATCACCGATGTTCTCTTTCGGGAGTATGTATTCGAAATCCGGAAATTGCTTCTTGAAGAGGCGAGCGTTGATCGGCCTGCGACTCTCGGCACGATGAACGATCCAGCCCCATTCCTCGTCATAAATTTCAAAGTCGCTCGTATCTATGCCGGATTGAAATGCACGTTTGACCGAACCCTCGTCAACCAGCGCTGAAATTACAAACTGTTCGACGGACATGACTAACGTTCGTAGTAGGTCGGCTCTGACAAAATTCCCTTCTTGCCATCCGGGTTCTCTTTCAGAACGCGAACTGAAAAAACATCGAACTTGAATCCCCGATAGTCCCGCTCGACTGTGACTGCGCAGTTTTCAAACTCTGCACCATCGCCAACCAACTTTCCGACTTCCACTCGCAAGCGGTCGAAAAACATCTTGGTTGTCGATTCTTTCTTCTTAGCCAATTTCTTCTCCCCTCACGCGCCTGCGCGCTTTGCTCACACTGTTATCCAGACAAGTGTTCGTTCCAGCAAGTAATACAGTTCTACTACTTCCCCTTCCTACGCAGGTGAATAACGTAGTTATTCACCTTCTATGGTTTCCCCGGAAATTTGATTGATCGCACAGGCTTCGTCATATCCGTTAGCCCACGAATAAGCTTCGTGTGCCGTTTGATAAACGTTTGAAACCCGACTACGAGTTTCAATTTCAACCCACCTGTAATCGAAGCAGAGAATCCCCTGTTGGGAATAGACCAACATGAGCTTTCCATCGCCGGTTTTACGATGTGCGTCGATTGATTCAGTCAGAACGTCCAATTTTCTTCCTTTCACGTCGGATACGGTTCTGCCGGAGAAATCGTCAGAGGCCGGGTCGCATCCTACAGAACGGGAATTGACCCGACCCCCAACTATCCGACAGAAAGGAGGAATTCAGCAGCGCAAAGCTAACTGAACGCGCCCTAACCGCATCGAGCAGAATAGCGGTCGTTTGTGAGTCTGTCAATCAAACGCTGTAAGCCTCTCTGTGCCTCGAATATTTCAGGGGTTCCCTCTCACTGTCCGAGAGGTTTCAGCCGCTCAGCGGCTCAGTGAGAGGGTCAGAGGCAGGGATTTTTGGAGAAGGGCGGGCTTACTCCTCACCCTGCCTCTGACGCACCGACCGATTTACGGTCGGAACTTGAAATTACGGATTTCCACCGGCTGCTTTCGCTCCGGTTTTCACGGCAACGTGAGAAGTCACACCAACACCGGCACCGCCGATGATGGTTCCGAAAATTCCTACAGCGGCTTCACCCGTAATACTGCCGTGCCAGGTCAAAACAGCTACAGCGGCGATTACCGCGACAGCAATAACCCCGCCTGAAATTGCCGAAAGCGTATTCATTCCTATCCCCACCCACTGATCCGTGCCGAAAGCAGGATCACGGCAATTGCAACAAACGCCAGAACCTTGATGAACTCAACTCCTGTCATTTCAACCTCCTGAGCAGTTAGCACCTGTCCACGTACCAGGATTTCCATGAGCATTGACCATCGCGGCTGCAACTACTGCTTGGCCTAAAGGTTCGTAGTAATTTCGAGCCTTCGGGTCAATGTGCATTCCATGATGCCTTGCATCTTGCCAAGCCCACCCAACATTGTTGTCGAATGTGCTTCTGAAAAATTGGAGCCATCCTCCCGGCTTGTCTTCGTAGCTGCCATCGGCGTACCTGTAGGGCAGTGTGTGATCCCGCCAAACCCATCCACCATGCCCTCCTTCACTTGATGAACAATTGACAAGCCATGCTTGAATATTCGGGCCGTAGTACCTACCGACAATTACTGTTGCTGTTATGAAATCGCCGGTGTAGATCATGTGATGCTTAGCCACGAAGAGATTCCTCGGGTGCTTTGCATCTGCTGTTTGCCCCGCCGCCCCTCCCAGGACGATCAGGAGGAATACGGTTAGACCCAGCCTTTTCACAAATTGTCTCCTTATGAGTTTACTAGGCGTCCAGGGTTGCTTTTTTGCTCCCGACGAATTGCACGTCGCCCTAGGACGGAGGCTAGTTGTTTATCCCTGTATCACCCCTTTCTCTCCTCTTAGTTGAAATTATTGATCGACGGTAGTGGTGATCTGCCCCAAGCGTGCAGAAAGTGCATTCACGTCCACTGTCTGCTTGATCCGCCAGGAATCAGCACTATCAACGACCGACCAGGCTTCGTCTGAATACTTGTCGATGAACGCCCAATTGACATGAACGTTTTCACCCCAAGTTTTCACTGTGATGCCATGAGCGTCGTATGCGAAACCGTACACGCAATGACCGCCCCATGATCCAACTTCCCACTCCGGGCCTGTTTCGCCGTTGTAGTGCCACTGAGAGGCACCAGCTACCGCCTTCGGAAGTCCAAAGCCGAAGTGAACACCGGCAAGCGCAAAGATACCCTGCTTCAATTGCAAATGATTGACAGGGTCAAGCTCACCGTAAGCGTACACCGTGTAATTGCGAGCACCGATCTTCCATCCATCTTTGCGCCACTGACGCATCGCATAGAGGATGACGTAACCCGTGTCGTTTGCATCCCCCGGTGAAACGCAACCTGTAAGAAGCTTGTACTCTGCAATTACAGGCTCATCAGTGGTAAGGATTGTCTTCCGCTGTTCAAGCCGCTCAAGCCGAACCTGTGAATTTGCACGCGCAGCAAACACACAGTTTCCGTAAGCATCGTTGCCCCACATATTGTTCGGAAATGGCTTCTTCCCCGAATCGAAGTTGAAGGTCGGAGGAACTGCAATTGCATCAGCCTTCACGAAAGCCGCGAGCTTCAACGTCTTCGGATCATGAACGTAATCGAGCTTGCCGAGCTTTACATCGGTCAGTGCCATCTATCCCTCCTACTTCTTTGGGGGTACTGGAAGCTTTTCAGAGCACTTTTCATTCGTGAAAATTGTTGCGATCGAGTAATAACCTTGTGCCGCAGCAAGATTCTGTGCTCGTATGACACCTTCAGTGGAATTGGCTGTATTGATCCGTGCTACCTCAGCCGTGGCAAGGAATTTTCTCAAGCCACAGTTTGTCCTCTGAAGTGAATCAACACTTGCCTTTGCTGAAATCGCCTTCTTGTTCTGTTCGGTAACATCTCTGACTTGTAATTGTCCAAACAGAACAATCGCCGTAAAAAGAACGATCCAGCAGTCCACGATGATCCATCGCGTTCGATGAAACGATTTCAGAACATGATGAAGCTGTTTTTGTGTTACCGGCGAATCAGGATTCAACTCAGCCAATTCCTCTAGGTACCTGTTTGTGGTTCTAGAAAGCATGTTGGCACAACTCCGTCGCTAGAAGAATCAGATACAAGACACTGAAAATCAAAAGGGCAAGCCAATTCTTTTTTGACCACCTTTCGACTCTCAATGCCTGTCTCCCCATTGCGTTGCGCCAATTCCGCAAAGCGCTGCCCCTAGGAAGAGGTACTCGACGTGAAAGGGTTTGTTCAGTAATTCTGTCACCACCCATGACGCTCCAATCAGCGTTATGCCGAGGGTGAACAAAATGTTGTCCCTCGACAGTAGCCTTCTGTTTTTGCGCTCCGTTGTTGTCACGATAATTGGTCTTTGGTTTTTCCAAAGGGTGAATTCTTGCCCATTCAAAGCCTCCTAGGAAAAGTGCCACTAGAAGTGATACCCGAGCTTCACGTAGGTCTGTGCGAACTCGATCACTTCGAGCACCGGGTAGTAGCCTCCCAAGTGTGCCGGATGGCAGTCCGTGTGCCCAAGTGATTCGCTGAAATGTTGGGAAACATTCCAGTGGGTTGTTACTCCGGGCTTTGTTCCATCACTGAAATTCAACGGATGCGCCTTCGGAGAAACATTGTGCCACCCTGCCATTAGCTGCGCTGTTGCGTGAAGCTGCTTGCTGCGGCCATACCACATCTTCTTCGCTTGATCAATTGTGATATGCCCCTGGGCAAGAAGTGATGGAATTGGACTGACCTGCTCGACTCCAACACTGCGAGTATTCACACCACCACATTGATAGAAGATCGCATCGCCCAAATTGTAGGCCCACGCCATCTTCCCTTCAAGGTCTGTCAGTCCATGAATTCCATAGTCAAGCGTCGTATCGAGATACGCTGCATTGTTGAGAATGTCCTGCCATCCCGGAATGTCCGGGCTTACTGTCTCATGACAGACAAACATATCCTTCGGGTGCATTCCATGAATGTCCGAAAGCATCATGTCATGAATGTTCAGATAATTGATGCGCACGCCCATCTTTCCGCCTTTGTTTGAATTTAGTTTTCTTCCACCTGTGGATCGGTGTTCGGATGCTTACCACATTTAGTGCAATTGCCCTTCTGATCTAGTTCCTGAACGTTCTGACAGATCGAACAATAGCGGGTATCAACAAACACAGACTCTTCTTCTTTGTTTCTGCGAATTCTCATTACGCACCCTCTGCAATCCAGTAGCCAACACAGCCTGATCCGCTATAGTCGTACCAAGCGGCCCCTTTCATGATGAACCCTGTAGTAGTAATGCTTCCTGGCAAAATTACTGCTGGGCCTCCTGTACCAGCATCCCTCGAACAAGTAACATGGGGAGCCGAGCTAAAAGCTGTAGTGAAAGTCACAGCATCCCCCGCTGAAAAATTGTCTGCACTTGTTACTACTCCGCTTTCAACATGATGACCTCTAGCAATTGCCTTCATGTAACTCAAAGCAAGTTTCACATCGGCAATCGTGTTATCAACAATTTTCACATTGGTAACTGTGTTGTCAGTCGGCACTCGGGTATCTGAAAGCCGCGAATCATTTCCTGCGGCTGCCTGTGCCGAACCTGTACCAAGCGTGCGCATTGAAGGTGTAGCTGCCGCGCCGTCTTTGTTTGCTGCGGCAATGTCACCATGAACAATTGAAGATGCCAACGCAAGCTTGGAATATGCAATTGCTGCCACTGCTGAAATATCACCGTTAACGATGGCAAGCGCAAGATTCAGTTTGGCATACGCGATTGCTGCTGCGGCATTCACATCAGCATTGACAATTGTGCCATCGAGGATCATTGTGCTTGTAACTGATCCGGTTCCGAGTGGCGGCGCTACAGGCTGCCAGTTCGGGGTTGTATCTGTGCCAGCGTTGTACTCGAACTGATTTGTCGTGATGTTGAAAATTACAAGTGTGAACGGCCTTGAACCGAGAGCAATGGCGTCCCTAGCCGTCGTCGTGAATGCCCCGGCAAAAAGCCCTCCCAGGCCGCGCAGGATGCCGTCTACGCGCATGTGACCGCTCAGGCGAGCTTCACCCGTCCCGTAGCGAAGAAGCTGTAGACCAGCCTCCCCAATAGATAGGGCGCTTACCCCGTGAGTTTGACTGTAATTCACAAGGTCGGCATACAAATCCTGAATCGCATTCAGGTCGCCTGCGTACAACCGCCCCGCTGTGGCTAGACCTGTCGAATCGAATGTCTTGAATCTAGACAAATTTCACCTCCTAGGGCGTTGCAACGTAGGTAACTGCGTATGAAATATGAGCCGGTGTAATCCTGTCAAGTTCACGATGAAGCCCAACATCATCCGGTGTAACTGTGTTCTTGATCCGCACCGAATATGAAAAATTCCCAATGTCCTCAACGATCCGGTACAGCGTTGACACGTCGCCGGTTTCTCCGTAGAGCGGCACACCGCCCGCGTCCATTGCAATACCTGCGGGAACTAGCTGAAGTGGGTTGCCGAATGTCGCCGTGATGAAGCTTTCCACAATTTCTTTACGACGGGTTCGAGTGAATGGCCCAACCCGAATCCGGTTGATTACTTGCTGCCGCCGTTGCGCAATCGTCAGTGTTGACGGCGCAATCGGAAGACCATACTGCCTTTCGTGCTCATCGAGGAACTGCGTTGAAGTGTCAGGAAATTTTTCATTGAACATCGTGGTTTGCTGACCAGCAATGTCAGTGATCTTGTCACACCACAGCTTTCGAATGATGAAACCAAAGTTGGAATTTTGGTTTTGCGGAAACAGTCCGGCTGGACTGTATTCCATGAACTCAAGCTCCGCATCGGTCGGAGCGATTTCAACAGGAAGAACTGGCTGAAATTTAGTTACGCTCATGTAACAGTAATCGTCCCTGGGGTACGCTTCGAATCAGACGGAGTGGTCTGATTTGATCCCGGCGTGGTTACAACCACATCAGCAATTCCAGCAAGACCGAATACTGCATCCACGATTCCTGAAAGATACATCGTTCCGCCGATCGGCAAAGAGTTTATGTAATCCGAAATTGCACCCTGCACTGAGGCTGTTACATCGGCAAGTGTATAGGTGCCACTCGTAGTTACGTCAACCGTTACAGCCGTAGGAACCGCTGTGAACGCCGCTACATGAATTGACACATCAGCAAGGTCTTGGGCTAAAAGTGCCGTGGCAACATCTGCAATTACTTGCGCGCTCGGAGCACTTCCGGCTGGCCCTGAAATCCTCACTGTGACATGCCCCGGAGCGGGCGAAAGAACTGCGCCACCGATTACCCAAGAGGTTTGCAGTCCGTGAACAAGAAGCATCTGATCAACGTAATGAATTTCAGCCGTTACTGCGCCCACCACGTAAACGACCATTCGAGCTTTGACTGCACCCGCTGGCGCTTGTGCATACGTGACCGCTGCTTGAGTCCAGTTGGCATTTGAGTCAAGCAAGTAGTTCGGCCCGAAGGACACGGAAAGAAGCGTATCGCCTGCATCACGCCACTGAATTGCTGTCTGAACTACTCTCGCCGTTGATCCTGCACGGAATGAGGCCAGTGCCGAGTAATACTCGCCGGGAACCACAGTCTTTGACGCCGCTGAAATAGCGCCCATGTCACCATTTGCAATTGCAGTCAGCCGAAGCGAGTCAACACCATTGAGCGCCTGTGTTGCCGATTGTGCCAGTGTTGCATTTACATAGTTGGCCCAATCTGTAATTCCTGTTTCAACGCTTGACTCATTGGCCGAAAGCATGTTCGCTTCAATTGTCGTCTGTGAAAACACGGTTGCAGTTTCCACACCGGCCACAGCTTCAGCCCAAGATTTCAAATCGTTTGGTGATCCCGTCTGCGCGTTCTGCACCCACTCCAAGAGTCGCCTGCGGTACGCCTCTGTGTCTTCCGCGTCAGTTCCACCGGCAAAAGCTGTCGGGTTGGTAACGGCATTCAGTGTTGCCGGTGCGTTGGTCAAAACAGTAATTGTTCCGATTGCCGCATTGCCGTCAACACCGGCCGACTGTGCAATACCGTTCACAGTCACGCTATGCGCTGTATCAATCGAGGGAACCAAATTGTTGCCAGCAACAACTCCATCGGTAATGTTGTCGGTATAGATGACCGTAGTGTTGTCGGCGATTTCAGCAACCATACGGAAAATTCCTGTACCATTCTTCGCCCGATAGATTCGGCGCTTTGTAGTTCCTGCGCCACCGAGCGGAATCGCGGTCAAGTTAATTTCCTGGTTGACCGGAGATACGGCATTGGAATCAGCGGAAGGCAACGTTTCACCGCTCGCGGTAACAAACGTCACCATGTATTCGTAGGTGCCGTTCAAGTTACCCGCTGTCGCATTGATTGCGATTGTGACTGGAGTTGGAATTCCAGGATTCGGAATCGTTCCGTCACTTGTGGTATTGAAATACACCACATCGAGGCCATTGCCAGGGTCGTACCCAACTTCAGTGTTCACCGGCACGTAGGTAGCTCCATCGCCGGAAAACAGAAGCGTCCCAATTGAAAATGTTCCATCCTTCAGCGGAACGCCATATTCCTGACCATGACGCTGCAACGCCTGCAAGCTTGCCGTCGTAATGAACATATCCTCAAGAAGCAATTGGTTTGCCAAGTACACAGTTTCCAACTGCCCTGATTCAATGGTGAAGACGATGGCAAGAATTCCATCCTCGTCCGTATGCGCGTCTGGAATCGCGGCTACTAGCTGCGCGAGCATGTCGGACAGGATTTGATCTGAAGGCTTGAAAAAAGTAGTTTCAGTAATTGACATTCAGCCCGTCCTTTACTCGTTTGCTGCGATGATCGGCACAGTGATGGACAAGTCTTGAAGCCCTTGGTCTGACGGAATCGAGCTATCGTCCTGCGTCAGAATTTGCTGGTAGACGACGATCAGTGAAATATCCTTGGTCGTCTGTTGAATCTGTACGTCCTCGACTGAAATTTCTTCCATGTCTTTGAGCGCTTCGAGCACATAGGCTCGGGCGTACTTTGAAGCATCTGCGGCCGGTAGCCCGGAAAGAGTGAAAAGTTGGCTGCCAAGCGTCTGCGTCGAATCGAAAATCCACTGACCACGACGAACACGCAACCGCAAGCGAATTCTCTGCTCAAGCAGCGCTGACCCTGAAATCCCCGAAAGGTCACGGTTGGCAGTCATGATCAGATCACCGTTCTCTGAAATTGCCAGATCGTAACTCATTGCTCCTCCGCAACTGTCCAGTTAGTTCCCTGAAGAATTCCAAGCGCCCGTGGAAGCCGCCTTGTGCCAAGCTCCCGAGCAACAAGAACCGTGTCACCAACATTCGGCATTACAACCTTGGTGGTTGCTGTTTTCTTGGTTACTACGCCAGTGCTATTCGTGTCGTAGTAATTGACTGTGTGATCAAATGCAACTATCGGAATCGGTTGATCCCCAAATTCCGCAAGATAGACAAGTTTGTTTGTTACGTCCACCTTGATCACCGTCCCTGTTACAAAATAGTCCTGCCTCTTGCCGCTGATTTCAGCCGCTACCTTTGAAATCAGGTTTCGAATTGATAGCCACTCAGGATCAGTGATCATCCCCACACCACCAATCGAGTGACATGAACCGGATCACTTCCGTAGAGAATGTAAACCGGGCAGTGAATTCCGTATTTCTCCATCTGTGATGCTGAAACCACAAGACCAATCGGCTTGCCATTAATCAAGCAGTCCACGGCTTCACCAATTTGATGGTTCGAAGTAGTGATGTATGGGTTTGCAGCAAGCAGAGGATTGTGATTCTGATTGTCCCATGCGGTCACTTGCTGTTGAAATGTTCTGAAGCCACTTGTAATTGTGATCTTCTGCCCGATGGCTGCACCGAGGTTGTTGACCGCGACCAACAAGCGCCAGTCTACATCTTTCAGGTCAACGTTTGCATCTTGCGGTGTAATAAAGGTGAGGCTTTCAAGAGCCGCCGGTGAATTGACCTTGCCGGGGTTCGGTGCCGCTGGTTGATCGTATCTGTCATCCGGTGTAGGTGGTGTCGCTGCACTTTGAATTGCTGAACCACGCGCTGTGTTGACAGTCGCCAAGAAGCCCGGATCGGTATTCACATACTTGCGAACGTTCATCGCATATGAACTCAGCTTCTTGTATTGGTTGAAATAGTCAATTGCACCTTGAACGCCCCGATTGTAGGCCATGACACCCATCCAGATATCTTCATCCTTACCCGAGTCCTGTACGACCCCCTGCAAGGCTTCACGAAGCGATTTCGCGCCCGCCCAAATGTTGCTCTCTGGATTCCATCGCCCACCGTCAAACTCATTGTGGTAGCCCGGATTGAAATGATCGTCGGCTGCGTGCTTGATTCCAATGCTAGTCAATTGCATTGGGCCAACTCCAAAATCGGTTGAAACGAAGCCATCCCCAGCTTCGTTTGCGAAGTCAGTTTTCCACTTTTGAATTGCGGCAGAAAGCGTACTTCCTGTATTCGCAGGGCGAGCACCACGAAGCTCGGCTTGTGTCGGCTGTGGATACCAAGTGATGTGATCGCCACCTGGCCCACCATTTTGCCGCTCGTTCTGATATGTCCCACCTGTCTCTTGGTATGAAATTCCAAGCAGAACAGCGAGGAAAAGGTTGAAATCCCACGGGCCATGCCACTCGTTCGCCGCATTGGTGAAAAAGTTGCCCCAGCTAGCAGGAACATCGGCACCTGCTAGCAACGCTTGTCCTAGGTCAGTGGTCACGGTGTCTTTCTTTGGCCCACTTGCCCCTGTCGCCTTTGGCTCACTTGGAATTCTGCGTGTAAGCGCCATCTGTCGGTCACGCAAGCGGATTTGCTGCATTGCCCCATTGGTTCCCGCTTGCGCCTGAATGCCGACAACGAAAAAGTCGCCTGAAATATTCAACTCTGGAATTCTCAATCGGGCAATCTGATTCTGCTTGACCATGAATCCAGGATCAGGGATCGTCACTGTGTATTCGAGTTCCCCAACCTTGCCCTCGAAAATTTCTTCCCATCCTGTCTTCCTTGCGGCGGTAGGAGTATGGGCATCGGCATCAAGCAGAATCTTGAGCGGCTTTTTCACCCACGCTGCCATCGTCGGGTCTTTTGCGATTTCATGAAATCCATTCTTGCCTCTGTGTGCAAACACCCACACTTCTGCTACTCGCGTCTGAGTAGACTTGCGAATTGCAATTTGCTCGACTGGAATGTGTCGCGCTTTGATGTTGGCTGAATCACCGGCCTTCGGTACACCGAAGAAGTAAACAGGGTTTGAACCGTAATTCAACTGACCGGCCATAAGCATTCCATTTGGCTCAGTCCAAATCCACATCTTCTCTTTGCGATATAGCCGATACCAAAATTCCCAATAGGACTCAGAGCCGTCTGTGTGCTGAACCTTGCGGATCATCTGACCATGCGCAAGATTCGTTCTCTGAAATCCAAGCTTCTTCGCTTGCTGCTCGACTACTGCCCAAGCGCGCACATGACGTAGTTGCTGTGGAGGAATTGTGGAATCCATCGCGAGAGAAGAGTAGTCCCGTCCCGTCAGCGTCAAGATTCCACTATCACCGAAATCTACTTCATCGGCAATTCCAGTCATGATGTAATCAAGTCCACTACCAACACCAAACAGTTGCACCCGAACTTCACTATCCCTCGCAAGTGTGTCAACAAGCTCACCATACGGATCACCAATGTCGATTGACCACGTATCTGCATCTGAGTCTAGCGCAGTGTCAACCGTGAAATTTTCAATAGTGCGAATGATCCGTGGTCTATAGGCACGACCACCCCATCGAGTCGTCACGATTGCCCTCACGCCTGCAATGCCAGGATGAAGGTCTACCTTTAGCGGGTTGATAGACAATTTAGTAATGCACCTTTGTTCCGATGGGCCAACGGTGGTTTGGCACTTGATGCTGTGCCAATCCTGTCTTTGTAATTATCGACTGATTCAGACTAGCGAGCTTTGCCCACAAGCCGGAATCGTGATAGAGGATCGTCGCGACCGATTGAAATGTTCTCGCGCCGTCCTTGATCGTGAACGTCCTGGTTGCATTACCGCGAGGCAAGCTCTTTTTCACTGGCTGCGGTGGCGGTGCAGTTCCCTGCGGATCGTTCAGAGTTTGTCCGGTTTGAATTCTCACAAATGAAATCGTGAAATCAATCGAGTGAGTCCGATCGTCAGCATCATGGTTGAAATCCCATGTTTCAGGAAGGACAAATTGCTCACGCTCAAACACACCCGGCGCGTACAGAATCATTCCGCTCGGAGGAGCTACTGCGCGCATCACACGAATTGAATCGACCATGCACTGCTGCGATGTAAGCCCAGGGAATGTCCCACGCAGTTCAATCCGCGCTTCTTCGTGGTGCATCGTCTTGCCATCTACATCACTTCCGCCGATGTAATGATGCAAACCCAATTGTGCTTGACCACTTCTTCTGAAGCCCTCGGTGCCAACTGGAAACACAAAGAGTTTTGCACCGTTGACAAGATACGGCCGAGCATGAGCCAAATTACCTGCTCTATGCTTTCCAGGACTGATAACAGAACCCGGATCGACAAGATACGCGGCCGGGTCTTGGCCCTTGCCCTGTCTCCAAATTTGCGCCTGCGTCTGAATGCGAGGAGGGCTAGCCATTTGACCGCGTCGTCTTTCCCGCTTTTCCGCCAGCGCTCGGAACACGTCCACCCTGATAGGCCATCGAAAGTGGAATGTGGACTCTCTTCTTGGTTATTTTGCCTCCCTGGTTGATATCAATTGTCATGAACACTTCAGCATGACCTTGGAACATTCCTCGCTTAGACGATTCAATTGCGGTAAGGCCAGGAAACAGTTTTTTCACCTGTGGGAAAATTCCCTCATTCGCAGTACCAGCATTCTGCGCGTTGTAGAAGTAATCAAAGATCGTTGAAGCCACTGCCGCTGGGCCTCCGAACTTTGCAATTTTCGCAAGTGAACCAGCCTTCATTGAAAGCGCTTCTTCAATTGATGCTGTACCACCGGCAATAGTTCCGTAAATGCCTTTACCTCCACGCTTGGCAAAACCAAACGCTGCTTTCGCGATACCAAGAATTCCACCAGTCTTGGCTGCACTTTCAGCATCTTTGATAATCCCGCCCGGAGTCGTGGGAAGCTTTGGCCCTGAACTGAAAAGTTGCCCAACTACAATTACATACAACGGGTTCTGCGGTGAGCCACCAAGAACACTACTTCCTGAAATAGCAGCTTGCGCCGCTTCAATCTGAGCAATGCGATTCCCACCACCGAACCCTAGAAGCCTGCGGAACATCAATCCGCCAATTCCTAGAGCGGCTGCACCCACACCGATCTTCGTAGCAGTGCGATGATGCTGCATTGCCCCAGCAAGAGGGGTCACTGCATGTTGCGCAACAAAGCCCAGGATCGGCTCGAACGTCTGTGCAACCTGAAGTGACATTGTATTGATCGCATTTGACGCTTCTTGAAGGCGAGCACGTTTTCTGTAATTCTGCCACGCCGTTGCAAGCGCCTTGGTCTGTGACGAGTTTTCATTTTGCACGTCGAGCATCGTTTGAATATCTTCACCAACACTCATGACGCTTCCTTGATGCCGTAGCTGTGATGCCAGAATGATCGCCGCTCTAATTCCGTGAATCCGTGGAATCATCGTTCGCAGCTTGATCATTTCACTAGCTGGAATTCCAGGAAGATTTGCACCTGTCTGATCCATTGTGTCGAGCGTATCGTCAGGAATCTGCGCGAGCGCTTTTGTGTTTCCGGTATGCGTAACTGTTTGAAGCAACTTCATAAGCGCGGCGTTGATTCCATGTTGCTCGATGAACTGTGGTGTAATTCCAATCCCAGCAAGAGCACCGCGAGCTTTTCCGGTCGGCTGTGCAATGCTCTGAAGCAGATAGGTAAGCCCACGCATTGCAGTTGAAGCGGGCATACCTGTTCTCAGGGCACCGAGTGTCAGACCGTACATCTGCGCCTGTGCAACATTCGGCGGAACGTCTTTTCCACGGCCAAGCTGGAACATTGATGCCAGTGAAGGCATTGCTTGAGCAATTGTGGAAGACGCAGAAGGCCCACCAGGAGCCTGCAAGATCAATTCCTGCCACATGCGAGTAGCCTGCCCAATCGTCTGCTTGTTCACAGGCCGTCCGAATGCAATCTGCTGCGTCGTAACTGCCTGTGTCAAGTCGAGAATCGGGGTTTGTGCAATTGTTGCCGCCTGACCGATCTGAGTCAACATATCGGCCAATGCGTTTCCAGGCTGTACTTGCTGAACCGTGGAAAGGAAGTTGATCGCCGCATCATTTACCTGACTAAGCGGAGTAAGAGTATCAATTGCAGTTCGCTGAAGTGACTGACCAAGCCTCGTCACCTGTGCAGAAGAAAACGAAGACCCACCCGTACCCGGTGTAGTCAATGCTGCCATTTCAGCCAATTGCACGTTGATATCCTTCAGGCTGCTAAGCATTCGAGTCAGACCGAACAACGCCTGTCCAGCAATGGCATAACGGATCGTAGTTCCGAATGCCCGCCATTGTGAATTCAAGCGGTCGCTCATTCGTGAGTTGTCACTGATCCGGTTGTAGATCGTGCCAAAGCCTTGCGCATAACTACCTAGCTGCGCAATTAGCCCGCCCTCCCGAGCGCGGAACGTAGTGGTTATGACGTTATTGATCTGACTCAATTTCGCTCAGGTCAACCTTGACCTTGCCATCGTCGGATTCTTCATCGGCACTAGCCATTGCAACCGGACGTTCGACGTTGACGGTGACGTTGTAAGACTCGTCGGCCCCCGGTCTGTAAACCTGATCTTGAATTTCAGGTGGAAGCTTTGAAATATCGAAGACCATTTCGTTGCAGACTTCGCATACTTCACGGTGAAACTTCGGCAGACAATGAACATGAATTTTCGCTATTCGTTCGTCGTAGTCGAGGATTTGATTGAGCCAGACCCAAGTGAGTTGTCCAGGAGTGGCGAGGGCATGATGCGAGAAAGGAAACGTCTGGCTGCGTACCATGCTGAGCCAGAGAGTTCGTTCCAGTCCATTGTCTGCAAGGCTTTTTTTAGGTTCTCTAGCTCCTCTTTTGGAATTCCATCAAGAACCGGAGAAGTTTTTTCAACCATTTCGTTGTACGAGTCGATTACATGATCCACGTCCTGAACTTCAAACGCTTCCATCATTTCATCGACGGTGTCAAACACTTGCTGTGTCAGGTCTTTCTCCTCACGAATTGCACGTACAAGGATTTCCTGACTTTGAACGCGATCCTTGATTGCTGCACCGGCCATGTCATCAAGCCGGGGAACTTCAGCAACCTTGTTGAGCGCCTGCAAGTATTGCGCCTCAGTCAAAGGTACAATTGCCAACCGCGTTTCAGGATCGGAGGGCAGTGTGACGTAATCGCACACCGCCTGCCCGAGCCTCATGCGGTCTAGCCTACGTGTTCTGATCTTCTCGGCTGTGCTGCTCATATCCCGCCAGTTCCGCCCTTTCTGAAATTAGTTGCTGGACGATTGAAATATCTGCTATGCAATTCCATCCTTCAGCAATCGCATAGAAGACATTGTGGCAACTCAAGCATTCGCACATGATCACGAATTCGAACAATGGCCCGTTTGCTTCCGATTCCTGAACGCGCACAAACGGATTCATCCGTTCGCAATGCGGGCAGACCGGAGGTTTCACCGGCACATCAATCACAGGGTCTTCCGAGAGCTTTTCAAGGGCTGTCACACCCCGCTCTAGATAGTCCTGTAGCAGCTTGTCGTCCATTCTCCCGCCCTTCTATCCCTATTGTGGTGCCGAGTACCCTGGAATGGACACGTCGCAGTCAAGCGTGACGTTGTCGAGCGTAGAGCGGATTGAAATTCTATTCCAGTTGCAACCCGTGTACGTTCGAACGATATCGCCCCGTTTGACCTGAACTTCAAAGTCGCGCATCTGAAGCAGGAATGACTCGTCATTCATCTTTGACGAAACGCCGAGCTTCAGAAGAACAGCACTGAATGAAAATGAACCTTCATCTGCCGCCTGTACTCTGCGAAGCACAGGGCCATCGGTTCCGAACGCACCCTGATAGGTCACGTTCTGCCGAAATTCCTCAGTCATGTCTTGAGTTGCCGCAAATTCACGGCCATTCTCAAAGGACACGCCAAGATCAATGGCCGTTAGTCCTTGCAACCATGCCATAATTTCCCTCCTTCCTAGACCGGAATGGTCAGGTTGGCAGACACCTTGACCGTGTTGATACCGCGAACAACAACACCCTCGTAGCCAACCGTAATTTGCCGATTGTCGAGTGAGGAAGTCACTGAAACGTTGTAGCCCTGTGAACCGTCAGGCTGAACAACCGTGTCAACCCAGGCATTACGTGCAAGAAGAAGCGCTTGCACACCTGACTTGATACGCGCCCGAGTTCCAACCGTGTTCCCAGCGCGAAGGAAGTTCTTGGTAAGAATGTAATTCTTCACGTCGAGGAAAAGCTGGTCAATGATGATGCGTGTGTAGAGGTTGTCATATGACGAGTTTGTGTTGTACGTGGTACGAAGGTGCGTTGTCTGAATTCCACCTGAAACAAGACCTACCTGAAGCGGTGAAACCCCACCCTGAAGCAAGTCTTCAAAGTCATCGACGGCTGCACCCGTGACAACCTTGCGGCGGAAAACGTCCAACCCTGCGGCATCTTTTTCAATTGCCGTGAAAAAGGGAATCGGCCACAAGTCAAGATCGTTCGATGGGTCAGCATTCTTCGCTACCTCGGCTGCTACTGCCGCCGCTGCGTAAGCTCCACTGCGAAGAACCCCGCCTGCATCGTAAACACCCGGTGCAACCAGGCAGAACCGTGAAGCTGCATCAAGACCACCAGCGGCAATTGTGGTTGCTGAAGTAAGCAGTGTTGCCTTTGCTGTTGCCGCTGCCATTCCACCAAACGCAATCTGCTTGTTGTAAAGCAAATTTGCATTGGCGCATGAAAGCGCAAGTGAAGCAAGGTCAGACGCAACCACTGAATCAGTCAAACGAATTCGTGTAACGGTATCTGACTCGAAGATTGCCCAAGCCAACTGCCGGTCGGCAATCAACGGTAGTGACGCCTTTTTTGAAGCAATTGCAATCACTGGCCCTGCACCTGCGTTTAGAACCTGAGTGATGATTGCTGCGATGTTCGATGCAGGCCCAAAGATCGTGTTGGCTTCGTCAATGCGGTTGATCACATACGGCTGATCAATGTTTCCAGTGCCAGCGGCATCCATTTGGCCTTCCACTCCAACTGGCAGGTAAATTGCTGATGCCGCCTTTGGGGTGAGAGTGCTTGCATCAAGAACTCGTGGATCAAGCAAAGTGCTCAAGACTTCCTCCTCTCGCTAGCCGAGAATTGTGACGTTGGGAGCCTGCAAGATTTCTTCAATTGCAGGCTCAGGTGTGTCGGAGAGCTTCGTGCGGCTGAAAACTCTCACCACAAGTTGCCCGTTGATCATGCGGTACACGGGTACATCATTGATTCTGTCTTCAATGAACTGTCCTCCTGTGTAGTTGAGTATTTCAACTCTGCCATCGCCACTATCGGTCGCATTCTGAAATGTCATCACACCCAACGGTGATCCGAACAGATCGTACAAAATTTGTCTTGCGCGAAGTCTCGAAGTAAGACCGCCGGAAAGCGATGATGCCCAAATGCCTACATCGAAATTGATCATGTGCTTGCCTGCGTACTGCGGATTGACTGTATCCGGGTCAGTACCGCCGTCAATGAAGTTGTCGGCATAGACGTTTTCACCAATTCCTACCGGCATGTCTTGTATGTCGTCAGCTTCGAAATGAACCAACGTCTTTGCAAGTGGGTTGTCGCTGTTATCAAGCGTTGGCCCAGGAAATTCCATGACAATGTCGTACACGTCATCACCGGCAGGCATGTTTGCCGCATCGAGCACAGCGTTGGTGAATCCAGCAACCGCGTAGTCCTTGATTTCACGCACAGTTGATTCCAGCCAGATTTCAGGATCGTATGCCACTAGAGCTTCCTTCCCAGCATCGGCCCGCCATAGCCCGCTCCACCGCTCTTGTTACCTACATCTGCGCTAGGCAGTTTATCCCAAGCGCTGAAGAGTGAATGTGAATCCGATTGCGGTTGAACTTCTTGTGTGAACCCAGCACCCCGTCCATGATGTTTCGGACTTGTAAGAATTGATGCCCAAACACGATGATACACGCGAGTTGTCATCATGTATTCCAACGTGCGCAGCAATGACAACTTTCTCACCGGCCTGCGAATCCTCCGAGCCGGTACATGCCGTTCTCCAGCGAAGCCCACGCGCGAAATTCCAAACTCAATGAAATACGCTTCGCGGGAATCGTTGTAAAGCTGCCAAACAGCAGGCCCAACCTGGCGAACCTGCCAGCGAACATAATACTGACCTGTAATTCTTCTGATTCCTTGCGATGGTGTACGCCATGCCAACTCTTTTGAAGTTCCGCTCGGGTCACTTGGCCCAAATGACATTTTCCGAGCAATTCCTTGATTGACAAGAGCCATGTGAAAAACCAACTCGTTCATGTAAAACTTCAGCTTGCCCGGAGCTTCTGCCTCAGCCCACTGAATTACTTCTTCAAGACCATTCATCATTGCAGGCGTCGGTTCCATCAACGGCCGCGATGCTTGATATTTGGTGAGCCTAGCCACGAAGAACCCTCAAGCCCGCTTCGACATGGTGATTTGGGTTTCCATCAGAAGGGTCAGGAAGAATGTTGATGTTGACGATGAAGAATTTTTCACCGTTGTAGGCGATGTAGTCTTCACCATCCTGCGACCAATCATCGAAATTAAGAACTTGTCCATTCCAGATGACCGGGAAGATTCCAATGTGGTCATCAGCGCGCACAGTTCCGAACAATTCCTGAATGTACTCACTTGTTAGCCTCGTAGCTCGGGTTGACTGTGCAGGTTGGATGAATGCTTTGACTCCGAATTCAATCGCAGACGGCAACATTCCCTTTGCATTGCACACCGGGTCAGTCGGATGCGCAACGTGCCACTCAGGATCACGAAATCCTTCCGGTGTTTGACACGGGCAAGGGGTCGTGGAATCGTCGCGGTGAAATACCACGGCCGAACCATGCGCCGTAAGAAGTGCCTGAAATGCCGCCGTAGTGCTCAATCGAAGCTCACCATCAAGATTCCGCGAGTAACATCAATTCCACTGATCTGCTCAGCGATCGGAGTTTCAACCTTGAACCCACCGGCAACAGCAACGTCCTGAAGCAAAAGAATTACGCTGTATGTGCGGTTCAAGTCTTGATTGGCGAGCACAAGCATACGTTCAATCGCTTTTTCAGTAGAGCCTCCGCTGCCCGTCGAAGTATCCATCGACACAAGACCGGCCTGCCACTTGTTCTGTGCAGTCAATGAAATCATTCGGTTGATATACGACCGAACGAGAGTCATTGTAATTAACCCGCGCATTACACGCCATGTCACTGAATCAGGATCGACTGAAAACGGGTCTACCCTGAAATAGTCGCCAATCGCAAATTCAGCTTCCTGCTCAACCACATCGTTGTTCAACGCAGGATCACGAAGCATTACGCGATCAGTGATAACCCCGACAAGTGACGAATGCCCACCTTGCACCGGCTGTGAGAGCGGTGAAACAACCCCACCGGCATTTTCCCAAGCAATTGCAAACCAATCGGTTGCAACTGCCGCGAGTGCTGACGTGTATGTTCGAATGTAGGTAGGAAATACACCTACAGCCGTTGTACGTTCAATTTGGTTGAACGGGCCTGCCGAAGTACCCGCTTCATAAACCCGAAGCGCAACAATGTCGTTATCCAGCGGTGTTAAAAATTCAAGTGTTACGGACGCCATGATTTCACCGCCCTCTTCAGAATGGCCGGTTCATTTGAACCGCTGAGCAATTCAGGCTTAGTCAGTGCAACTTCAAAAAGCTTTGCTTGCGCCATCGACGCACCAAGTAGCCAGTGCGGTGCATTGGCAGCAATCATCCCCGAAGTAATCAGAATTACAGTCTCAGTGATGCTCCCTGTATCCGAAGAAACAAGCGAGGCTGCAAATGAAGCAGTCTCAGTCGAGGTTGAAAAATCGTTTGTGGCGATTACAAGCGTATTGATTTCAGAGTCATGTCCACTGTCCGACGAAACAGGAACATAAATCAGTGTGTAATTTTCACTTTCTGAGCCTGAATCCGTTCCGACAGGTTTGGCGACAAGTGAGGCAAGATCGGAGCTTGAACCTGTATCGCTAGAAGACGCTGTAGTGCTCACAGAGCCGCTTTCAGTGTCCGATCCAGCATCGGACGAGGTTAGCCCGGTCGCAACGAGAGAAGCGCTCTCAGTGGCTACACCATTTGCGTCGGTTCCACTAAGCGGAGTGTTTGTCGAGCCATTTTCAAAATCTGCCCCATTACTGTCAATTACAGTGTATTTCATCGCGGCAGCTTCCGTTGAAACACTGTTCGAGTCAGTAGAGGTAATCTGCTCGGCTGAAATTACTCCCGATTCAGTTGTGGTCGAGTTTGCATCCGGCACGCGCATGTTTGGTTGACTGTTTTCAGCAAGCGCGCCGTCAACATCGCTTGCTGAAATCTGCGAAGCGGTGTTTGAACCCGATTCGGTATCCGATCCCACATCACCCGTCGTCAACACAAGGGACGTGATTTCAGTTTCACCCGTGTTTGCATCGGACGATGTAATCGGCACTGTGGGAGCCGCTGTTTCAGTTTCACCGGAATTTACATCGGTTGCGCTGAGCCGCAAAGCCGCTGTTTCCGTATCACTCGCGTTTACATCGGTGGTTGTAAGAACAAGATTTGTAATTTCAGTCAAGGTGCCATTGGCATCTGTGCCTGAAATCGCCTGTGACCCGAGCGAACCGTTTTCAGTTGTAGTCGAGTTCGCATCGGTGGTCACTTGCCGAATGTTGGTGCTCGTTTCATCTTCGGCAGTGTTCGTATCGGTCGCTGGAATTTGAGCTACCTGAGAAGTAGCTTCAGTAGTCGCGCTATTCACGTCCGAGCCTGCAACACGAATAGCTGCAACATCTATAATTCCAGCATTTACATCTGAAGTTGAAAAACTCGTAACGACGACTGTGGCAGACTCAGTAACAGTTCCGTTGGTATCAGTCGCAACAAGACGAATTGCTGCAACTTCAGTGATCGTTCCATCAACATCTGAACCCGCGACAGGCACGACGATTGCGGCGCTTTCAGTTACACCCGCGTTTACATCGGTAGCAACCTCACCAATTGCAGCTACTTCAGTATCAGCGCTATTGGTATCAGGAAGAGTCGCCGTGCGCGAGCCAATGCTTTCTGTGATTGTACCGTTTACGTCACTAGCCGTAATTACAAGTGTTTGCGCTTCAGTAGTTGACCCATTTGCATCTGTACCTGACTTCGGAGTGCTACTGACAGCAACAGTGAGACTTGGCGTTTGGCTATAGAGAACCTTTGCCGAACCTAGGTTATCTACCAGCCTGAAATTAATTGTATCCCCACCACTGACTCCGTTTGCTGGAATTATCTGGATTGAATATTCATTCTCAAGAACCGTAGACAGACCAGTTGAATAACTTGTCTCACCGCCAGTCCCCGCAGTCTCTTGTTTTCCCGCTGCAAAAGTGTTACCGTCACCTGAACTAATTTGTTGTGTAGTAGCGCTCTCATCAGTTAAATTTGTGCTTGAAACCATTTCAACAGCGGTTCCAGCGCTTGCGGCACCAACATCTGTCCACGTTCCACTATTAACTTGGAATTGTAACCGAGGATTCCAGCTTGCACTTTTCCCAAATGTTGCAAATGCAATTCGCAATCTGAAACCAACATTTGCCGCTTGGTTGGTGATGTTCGTATCAACCGCAGCTATCCAAGTGGCAGCCGACTCCGACCCATCATCATTTCTGAATCTGAAATGTTCCTGATTCCAGTCAAGCGTTGTAAGTGCCGATGGCGGTGTGACAAACGAAGCACAAGTTGTTGCACTGGCATCAGTTGTTCCGTTGTATGAGAAACTTTCTGTGTATGAAGTAGACATTGACTGAACAAAATTGGTAGCGATATCAAACACCAGAACATCACCGTCCTGAAGTGTTACCGCCGTCAGCCAATTAGCGGTAATTGACTCAGCCGTCTCAGTGCTAGCTGATGCTGGTTCCGTTCCGGCGAACGAACATTCTCCTGTTCCGACTTGTGCCCCGGTGCTCGGTCGCCAGACGTAAACTGTGCATTGAATTGCCTGATTGTGAGCCGTATTGGACTCACTGCGAGCGTAGCTGAACGTCCAGGTGCCACCGTTAGCAATTGTCTGCGCTGCTAGTGGCCTGGAAACAAATCTACGATGCCCCCAGGACTGTGTGATCGTGTTTGCGAGGGAGGTAATTGTGGTATCAATGTCCGGGTTCGAGCTACCGTGTGCATCAATAGCGTCACGGGCAGTACGAGCACCTGTGGCATCGCCGTCCGAAGCCGATCCTGAGTGCCCAACCCTGATTGCTTGGAGAGACCCAGGAAGCGTTCCACCGTTAGGTGATGCAGCATCTAGCAAATAGAATTTACTGATGGTTGTCACTAGAGCACCACAATTTCAAGTGGACAACAGCCGGTGAAACCAGGAGCCACCGGAGTATCAAACTCAGAATCAGAAACACGACCCTCAGCGACCAATTGTTGAAGTTGGTCATGATCCTCAATCTGTGTTCCATCTTCCAGCACAGCACCGATCATGCAATTACCAATGTGAATGCACTCACCATTCACTTCCCAGCGCTGACCCGTTTGCACATTTTGATAGCGCACATATCCTGTGCGCTGTTCTTCGATGAAAATATATGGGTCAACCGTTGGCTGCATTTTCAGATAAAGGGGCACAGCCCACACGCGAATGTAAGGCCGTGCCCCAATCCCCTCTCTCTTACGAGAACGTAATTTGTGCCGTCAGTGTCCATGTTCCTGACGACTTGGTTCCTAGCGATGCAACCTTGCGATTCAGGTTCTTCGTACCGATCAAGAACCCGGAACCGGATGCTGACGTAGCACCCGCTGCAATTGACCACTCTGCCCAGGCGTAGTTTGCCTCCGACGTAGTGAAATCCGACTGGAACGAAACAGTCTGACTTGACCGCGACGGATACGTGGCGTTCATGGCCTTGTAGAAGTGGTTTGTAGCTGCCTGAAGATCGGTCTGTGTCGCCGCTTCTGCCGTTGACGAGTCTCCAACGCCTGTGAACGCATTTGTGTTGCCCCATGCGTTTGCTGCCGTCTGATTCGTCAAAACAGTTGCGATCATCGTCAGGTCGATCATCTGTGCAATTCCTTCGTTGACAAGAAGGTTGCCAACGATTTCAGCGCACTCTTCCGGTGCCCCGGCGATTTCACGAAGCACAGCGCTTGAAATACCGCTGTGAATCGGCATGAGCCGTGGTACCTGAATCACCCGAGCTTCGACCACCGGGCGACCGAGCACAGCCGAAGCGATTTTTTCACGCTTCGACATGACAGGCTCGATTACCTGACTTGAAAGCTCAGCAGGCATGTGTGTAATTCCCTGACGCTCCAACTTGCGAACTGCGAAGTCAACTGCATCCTGACTCCACTTTTCACAAATCCAAAGCGTGTCATGCTTCATCGTATCGAGTGTCTTCAGAGAATTACCCACTTGACTCACCCGACTTTCCTTCATCGCCGCTTGTTGCATGGTTGTAATCAAGCTCTGCAACAGCACGAACGTCATCCGGTACTTCTTCCCCTGCGTCTTCGAGTTGAGCTACGAGGCGCTTGGCATCTTCGACAACTTTGGCAATTGTCGGCATCGTCGGATCGGGGATGATGTGTGAAGGATGAATGTCATCATGCTCCTCACCAAGAGAACCGTATTCAGTCAGGTTCTCAATATCCTCGTCCGTCTGACCGGCAGCAACCAAGTCATCAATTTCGATCATGTCACCCGGCGCGTAGTCCTTCTCGACCACAGGAAGGTGAATGTACGTCAGTGCTTTGTAGGGCCGCTGACGTTGAGCCAGTGTCACTATCTTCCTCCTCTCGGAATTTCATTGGGGCCACCCATCGCCTTGGCCCCTTTGAAATTTAGGTCAGTGATGTGGACAGGGTGATCTTCTGAATCGAGTTCGCAATGTCGAGGTAGGAACCGCGACGAGTGCGAGCTACCTGCTGACCTTCGACCAGCCGTGAAATATCGGCAGGCCCAATGTCAATGCGCAGGTCGTGATGCACAAGCTCCTTCATGCGGAAGCGCGGCGAAATGAAATAACAAATTCCGGCAGTCACACCGGGATATGTGTAGTTCTTCACGCCGTTAGTGAGCGTTGCACCGTTGTAGTAGATGATCCCCTCAATCGGAACGCGCCGAAGCGGGTTGCCGTTGCCGTCAAGTACCGGCGTGAGAAGTGCATCCTCGATCTGGAACCGATCTGCCTCGTTCGCAAGAATCCAGGTCGGAACACGCTGCGGAACTGCAAGAGCCGCCGTGCGGTATGCCTGCTGGAATTGAACGAGGGTATTCGCCTGAAGCGAACCCTGCCCCGTCACCGCTGCCGTCGAGTTGCCACCGGCATACCCGAACGCGATGATCGGAGAAAGGTGCAAGTGATTGAGGAGGTAGTTGTACGCACGACCAAAGGCCCGAGCATTCATACCAATTTCGTATGAACGATCGAATTCGATCATGTCCTCAGTCCACTCGAACCCGGCTGCGTAGGTCTGAATCGGAACGAACGTCGGTGCTCCTGTGCGAGCAAGCGTACCGAAGATGATTTCGCCAGCCTCAAATTTCTGCTGGAAGACCACGTTCGCGTCGAACAGAACGTCCCCGCCGATCTGAACTGAACCACCGGGGAACGGGCCATCGACACGCTCGTAAAGCGGCTGATACAGAAGCGGAACGTCTGCAAGTCCCGTGTCGATATCGAGCCGTACCTTTTCGAGCAAGTCACTTGCGCCCGTTGAAGTCGTGATCATTTCTCCGACCGACTCCAACAGGTCAATCGCCATTGCATCCTGTAGGAATTGTGGCGTAAGCCGCTCCTCCATTTCAGACGCAACAAGCTCCATCACTGACTGGCCTTCGCCTACATGCCGAACACCCGTCCAGCGCCGATGACGAAGATTCGAGGACGCATCGCGTTCATCCGTACCAGCAATTGCCCTTGAAGCTCCGACAAGCGGGCCAAACGTGCCATCGTGCCCGATCGTGTAGGTACCACGCTTCCTATCGTGCTTGACAATGTCCTCCATCGACAGCGGCAGGAGGACTCCACCTTTACTTTTACCCATTGTGAATTTCCTCCTTCCTTACGGGCCGACGTTGAGGACACGGACGGCCGCGTAGTTATTGGCGTCCTTGGTTTCTTCGACAACACACACCGGAGTACCCGTCGGAGTTGCAGTCAGGTCGGTATCGCCACGCTTCAGACCCGCGCCTGCCGTCCAGTACAGATACGTCCCCTGCGTCCCTGTCACACCTGCGGGAAGCTTCACATACCACACTCTTGACGGAGAAATTTCCAAGTCAAGAGTACGAACGGTATCTGCAACCGCAATATGCGTCAGAGCAATTCCATTGAAACCGTTGATGCGGAACAAGTCGCCGAAGGGAAAGTCACCGGCGGGTGCCGTAAAACCTCCTTGGGTGGCCTGTCCATCGTGTTTTAGCTGACCCATCTAATTTCCCTCCCTTCAGTCATCGTCGCCATTGTTCGCAGCAGCCGCTTCTTCCTCACGGGCCACGAGGTACTCTTCAACATCGTTCTTCCCTACACGGCCGTTTTCGCCGGTACCCGTCACAGCACGAAGGTCAACCTCGTACTCGTCTGCCAATTCCCGAGCAGCCTTGGTTGCATTGGCCTCAGCGTTGGAATCAACACTGAAATCTCCTGCCCCACCTTCAAGGTCGGGACGAGAAGGACGACCACCCGTAACCGTCCGACCGTAGCCCTCACCGTACTCAGGTGAAATTGCAGCCGGATGACCTTCGGGAAGCGCCTCTGCATTCAGAGGATGCTCGTTCAGCGGCAGAAGCCTTCCTGCCGACGTAGCCGGTTCAGGAGAACCGTATGCCGGTGGCCCTACAACCTGCGCCGTCATTTCCACGCCTTGATCCTCCTCACTCATGTAGGGATTGGCAAGTGACGATGGGGAAGGAAGAATTGGACTCGCATGTGCTGCACCGCCTGCAAGTGCCGCCGCTTCTACTTCATCAAGCGCATCGAAATTGATGTGCTCCCCGTCCCTCACTGCTTCATCGGACGGATTGAAGCCAGTCTTTGACTTTTCAGTCGTTGACTTTTTCTTCGTTGCCGTCGTTGACTTTTTCTTTGCCATTTTCATTCCTCCTTTCAGCGGGACGCGGAGCGAACGCGAATTGACCTGGTTGACATTCCAACCTTCAACTCACGCGATGTGCCGCGTGGCTTTTCAGTTGTCGGAAGCGTCGGAGGAGTACCCGACATTTCAGAAACGATTTCCTTCAACTGATCCGAACTGTCAATGATGGAATTCACCATTTCACTGACGATCTTCTCATCCTTCTCTTCGTCCTCTTCCTTACCTGAAAGCATGACATTCCTGTCACGCATTTCAGTTGCGATCAATGAGCGAACGAGAATTCTGTCTCTCTCTTCGCCGCCTGTGAGCTTGTTCAGAAGCACCTTGTCGAGCACTGAGTCACGAAGCTGCTTGCCGTGTGCGCGAAGCTGTGAAATAACAGCCTGCACGGTGTTCAGATCATCCGTCGCATCGTCAAGCCCTAGAAGGGTGCGAAATTGCGGAATCAGGTCGAGCGTTGGCTTTGTCTTCGTAGCCGCGTCAGTCATTTCACTGACCTGAGTTTCGAGCGGCTTACGAGCATTTGCCTCAATGCCCTGAACGAGTCCGGGATTGTGTGCGCGAAGCTCGTTCTCCTGAAGCGCGAGAATTTCTTCCGGCTTCACTGTGTCACTCCTTTCGTTGTCTTCCATTTCGCTTGTGAGTGGCCCCACAAGGCGCGCACTCATTCCGGCCGTTCTCGGCCGTGCAAGATCAATCGACTCCAGAAGGAATTTCTTGATCTTTACACCTTGACCCATGACTTCCTGTTGCACTTTTCCGCGCCAGGAAACCGTCTTGATCAAAGGATTCTTTCGGTTGATGTAATTACGTGCATCGGTTCCGGGAAGAATGTAGGCTTTGACAGCCATCTTTGCCTTATCACCGGAATTGTGAACGATCTTGGCACCGACCCACTGAAGCTGAATCGGCGGGAAGCTGTAGGAATCCTGTTCCTTGGGAATGTGCCCCATGTAGCCAACCACAGCTTCGCCACCTTGAACGGAATTGTTGATTTCCGATACAACGTCGTGAAAAAGCTCTGGCCCCCAAAACCGCTTCGACTTCGACCAGCCTGATTCGATTACATAGGTCGCGAATTTCGGGTCATCATCACCCTGGATGATTTCCGCGACTAACTCCGGCCGAAGCGGAACGAGTCCTGAAGCTCCGTCGCCCGTCATTTCCATGACGAGGGAGTCATCAAAATACTCGAAAATTTCAACAAGCTGGTCGGACATGACTATCGCCGCCTAAGCGTCTTTCCACCAAACAACGTGAAGACGTTCGGCTTGAATGCTTTCTGATGCCCCTTATCAGCGCCCTTGGGCTTCGGTGCGCGCTGAACAACTGCAACCGCACCCGGAGCTTTCGACGGATCGAATGCCGGGTTTGGGTTACTTGTCAATTGCTCCGACTCTTCTGAAAAAGTGGCAACGGTCGGGTTCAAACCGAAACCCTGCCCAGCCGACGAAAGCACGTTGTACGGATCACGTACAAAGAGCCGTTTGATGTTGACCTTGCCACCACGACCACGAAGAGTCGCCGGAAGCTTGTTCACTGACCCGCCAGTTGCAATTCTTTTTGCCATGTTGCCTCCTTTCTAGCTGAATGGAACTTTGCTGCCAGAGTTCCACGGAAACTTCTCGTATGCAGCCTTTGCTGCAACACGAAGACGACCAAGTGCCAATTCCTGCTCGACCTGAGCGTCACCACTCGTTCTCTGACCCAACGCACCTGGCACTGGGTTGCCGCGCTGAAGCGTTTTGAACGTGAACGGGTCAAGCGCTCTGAGAATTTTCACTCCTTTTGCCATCTAACTTCTCCTTCCTTTCCCCGCAGTCGGCTTGTGAAGGAACCGAACCCGCGTACCTGCCGGAATGCTTCCCGAAGCGGGGTTGACGTTACCCCCACGAAAGACTTCCTTCATATGCCTGATCTGTGGCATACGAAGACGTGAAATTCCTCCGGGAATACCTCCTGTCAACGGAACTCTTGCCATTTACAGCCTCCTGAATCGCCCGTTGAAAAAGCCAAAGAGCGGTTTGATGGGAATTCGCTTGCCTAGACCCACATACCTGAGTGTTTGAGTCTTCGGTGTGCCAATCGCCTTACTTGGCCGTGTAATTTTCACTTTCACTTGTACCTCTGCGCACCACGAATCTTGCCCGTGATTGCTGACTTACTAAAACGCCGTGAAACACCCATCATCGGCGTTTTCACCGATCCGCCAATGGTACTTCCGCCCTTACTCTTCGGAATTTGACTTCCTCTTGCACTTGCGGCTTTTCCTGGACGTGAAATTTTCATGCGTATCCCTTTCCCTTCTTCCTCTTTGTTCCTTTGGCAGTGTTCGGGTGTGATTTCTTACGACCGCCACCTTTAACGAAGGGTGCAGCTTTCTTGCCACCGAAATTTGATTTGCGGGCCACTATTTCCTCCTACGCCTGCGCTTTGCCATTGCCGCTGCCAACTGACGAGGGCTACGTTTCCCCAAACGCACTTTTCTGCGCTTAAGTTTCAATTTCTTTGGTCTGCCAGTACGAGGAGTGTGCGCCCTTGTTCTCATGCAACCGCTCCGGTCTGTGATGGTGAAGGTGCAGGAAGCGCCGTAAGCACCGGCGTCGGTGGAATGTCCTTTGCTTCTTGGCTTGGAGATTTCATTCCCGGCAAAAATGCTCGAATTGAATTCATGTAAGTCTCATCCGAGATTTCACCGCTAGCCCGAGCAACTTCAAGACCCATCACAAGTTGCTGGAATGCCTGCATCGTCACGAACTCGTCATCAGGGCGAACAATTTCCCACGTAACTTTTGCTCTAACAGGGATTGAACCCATTACAACAAGAGCCATCTTGCAAAGTTGCTGAATGGGTTCTGCAAAATTGACTCGCTTACGTTCAACCTTCTTGATCAGCGGCACAGTCTGTGCATTGCGATCCGAGTTTGCCGATCCACTGTCCACACGCATGAAAGCCCACTCAGGCGTTTCAGAGGCGATGCAGATACAATCAATCAGGAATTCAGCAAGTGTCTTGGTATCACCGAGCACTGAGCGAGCTTCAAGAAACTCTGCATCCTCGTCTTGCTCGAACAGGTAAACCTCACGACCGCTAAGACCGATCGTGCTTCCGTTCCTGATTGTTCCGCTTGTTGCATCCCAAGCGTCAGGGAAATTGTTCTTAATGAAGACTGCAACATCTTTGATCTTGAGCTTGAGCTTCGGAGTCGAGTGGTACTTATGTGCCTGAAGCCCTTGCACCATGATTTCATGAAATGCAGTCAGGAATGGAATTACAGTCTCAAGATCAGACTGTCCACCTTGCAGTGAGGAATCCCACTCGTTGTAAACCTCCACCACTGGCACGAAGCCATAAGAATTTACTGCTTCTAGTTCAGGAAGCCACTCACTCGTCGTTTGATCCCAAAAGGTGTACTTGTCACGATCAATCAATTCCAACACATCGTGATTCTCTACCTTTGGGTCTTGACCCTTTGAGGGATCGCCTTCATCAATGACCATGTTCATGCGTCGATGAATTACTGCCCGAGTTATGATGTTTCTGTTGCGACCATCACGCTCGATATCAACAAGGTCAGGTGGAATGATTTCAAGCCAGCCGTGCTCCGACTCACCAATTGTCATCAACGGGTCAAGAATGTCCGGCCAGCAAAGTTTGACGACGCACTTGCTGTCTCGAATCGTGGCCGTAAACATTTCACGAAGCTGTGACGCCCAATATTCAGTAATGCAGGAGTTCAGGAAATCGGTCTGGACTTCACTGCCCTCAATGAGAACCTTGGGGATTCCCATGAAATTAACTGTCACATTCACAATCGGCTTTGCGAAGCCTGAACCAAGCCCAATATCTCCATCGTTCCGATAGAGAGTGCGCGTCAGTTCGTAATTGACTGTGGAATGTTCAGCGGCCGGATGCGTTGTCGGCCAGAACCGCGTTCCGAAGAAGCCAAGGAAGCTACGAATTCCTGTTACTGAAGTCCACGAAAACGGCATGAGCGACCTTGTCAGGTCGCCCACCATTTCACTTACCTTGTGATACCCACGACTAAGCGGATTCGTCATCTGCTTCTCCCTCGTCTGTATCAGCGTGCGCCGTTAGCAGTGCTTCTAAATTTTCAATCAACTGAGCCGCTTCCTCCTGAACTTCCGGCTTTGCTTCGCGCAAGCGATCCAAAAGCCCTTCGTCGGTAAACGTGGTTCGGTCTTCATTGACTTGATGACGTTCTTGCCTCGATGCCTTTGGAATTCCACCACGGTCAAGTAGCTCTCCCGCTGCTTGAAGGATGATCTTGTTGTCATCTGCCGTTCTGAGCACATCAACAACTGCGATGACGGCTTCAATCATGAACCCTTGAATCAACTCAAGCGCGGCTCGCGGAAGCGCTGAACGAAGAACAGCTATCTCTTCTGAAATTTTTGGGTCATCAAGAATCCTCTTGATCTGTGCTCTTGAAACACCGATCGTCCTTGCCATCTGAGATTTCGAGTATCCCGCAACCTTGAGAATTACAACCATGTTTTCAACGTGCGGTATTTCAGACGGAAGAAGCTTGACCGGCTTCTTGATATCGACCTTGTACCTGCGACGGACACGCGCAACTTCGCGCTTCCCTTCGGCGGCACGACGATCCGGTGTACTTGCGCGCCTCTGGCTCATCCCATCACGCTCGCGTTGAGGGCTGCCGAAATTGCTGGAGGAACATTCAGGGTAGGCCGTTGCTGTGCTGCAACAGTTGCGAACATTCCTGCATGGTGCCAGTGGTCGGGGTTGCGGTTCTTCTTCCAACGAGCGACAATTGTTCCCCGTGTGTTCTCCTCTTCAACCCGAACCATCTGCAAGTGCTGGTAGTAGACCCCGTTGAAATCTTTGCGCGGCATGTCTTCACCAAGTTGACGCACATCAATTGGCAAAGTCACTCGACCATCAATGTAATCCATGATGTAGGTATCGAGCGCCGCTGACTTGTCGATATTCACCCGTGCTGCCTCGCCAGCCTTGACCGGATGAAAGATCGCCATTTCACTAGCTTGCTCACGATCATCTGAAAAACCGATACGCAATTTGCCGTGATATTTCATCGCAAGGTCATGCGCCTTCGACTTTTCAGGGTGAGCATCAATGATCCCCGTCCATGAAACAATACCTTCAAGGAATTTGTCAAGCTCGTCAAACGATTTGAACAGCTTGATATTCCAGAGCATCTTCCGGCCGTAGGCATCGAAATGCCAACACCACACATGAAGCAATGTTCCAACGTCGATCCCGATTGCCAAATGCGAATTTGGAATACCTCCTGTCCGGTATCCCTGTCTGCGGCAAGCATCAAGAAGCTCGGCTGTGAACTTATCGCCCTTCGCCGTGAACGCACGGCCCATGTTCTGATTCCAGAACGCCCGAAGTTTTCTCATGTCGCGCTGCCCAAGGAAATAGTCCTTCATAATTTCCTCAAGCTTCTGCGTCGGCGAGTTGAACTGTGAAATGTGATAGCCACGCAACCGACCATCCGGATTCATCGGAGTCCAACGCCCGAGTTCATTCATCTTCGGCCGATCTTTGTCACGAATTTGGTAATGGCAGTAAGCACATTCCAATGTGCAAGTCTCGGCATTATCTCCGAGCTTCAGATTGTTGTAGTCAAGATCGGGTTCCTCGAAATTCAAGACCTGGTATCGACCGCACGATGGGCAAGCGACTTCCCAGCGGTGTTGATCGCTCGCATCCCACGCATCTTCTGCACAGACGCCATAGCCTTCAACAGTCGGCGTAGAAAGAATTGTCAACTTCTGGACTATCGAGCCGTCCATCCGGTGCCGAGCGTCAGACAGATTCTCCTCGATCATTCTGTCGCGCTCATCCCACATTTCAAAGTCAACCGGAATTTCCTGAAGCTCTCGGGCAATGTTTGTTCCACGCACGTAGAGGTTGACTCCCTTTGTCGTCTGCTTGTGCAGCCGGTTATCGACCGAAGAAAATCTCTCCTTCAACCCATCGTTGCTTTCGATCACAGGGTCGATACGAGCTTGGACAAAGGGAATTGCGCCTGTCTTGACCGGAAGGAGGTAAAGACCGTTCCAGCCGCGCTCGACAACATTGTGGAGCGACTTGGTTACGAAGGTGACCGTGAAAGCCATCTGTGCAGCCTTTGGGATCACAATTTCAGGGCTGTAATCCCGGATCACTTTCTGCACGTACTCCCTGCCCTTCAGAGAAAAGGGACGAGCATCTACCCTCAAGCCCATGCGAACTGCCCATTCATCCGGTCTAGCAATGGAGCGCACGCTACTGAGAGCCGTGTTTGACGGCTTCTGATTTCCTTTTGAAATGCTGGACTTGGGTTTTGTAATTTGAGCCATGTTAAGTGAAATGCCTGCCCTCAAATGGACACGGTATCCAATTGGCCTAAAGCCCACAGAAAAAGCCGGGTTTCCCCGGCTTTCTCTGCGCGTCAGACCCGAATGTCATCGCCCGAGGGAGGACGACCATTTCACTATAGCTAGCCCTTGATTCCCCTCTGTGCCTCGCGTGCTGTGCGACGTTCCCAACAGGTACTACAGTCCTTCGTGTAATTGTCCTGAGAGGTACCGCAACCAGCGCATATTGGCCTGCTCATTCCTACTGTCCGTCGAACTAATTTCGAATGGGCGTAATTGTTGATTGGGTATTCGCCCTTACGCCTCATGCTAATCAATTCGAGCATGACTCGTCTGACTGTCAGCTTCCTGACATACGGCTGCTTGCGTTTAATTACATTGGTCAATGCGTTCTGTGAAACTCCTGTGCGTGCTGACAGTTCAGTAATTCCAGCCCGGTTCGCAGCCTCGACAAAGTAAACGTGAACACTTTCAACTGTGACGATCCCTCGCTCCGAGCCTTGCGTCTGTGGTTTGACGTGTTCCCAATTGCTGCACAGGCGACAACGAGATTTCAAATCTCCTTTGCGCAGGCCAGTCTTGTAAAAGTGAAAGAACTTTTCAGTAGCCGGAAGCCATACCGGAGCTTCATGCGCTGGGCCTCGGCATATCTTGTGCCATTCTCCCCATAGAAATTTGAATGTCCCGTTAGCGACCTGGCGGTCAGTCGGAGTTTTCAGCACGGTACTAGCTTGCCGTGCTCAACGTAGCCATGCCACGACCGGCCTTTCGAACCATGAACCAAGATTGAATTGCTCGATCCATCCCCGGCCCGAACTGAAATCGTACTGTCTTCATGCTCGCGAACCGTATGGTTATCTAGATTCGCAATTCCATAACCATCACCCTCGCCTATTGGCACAGTGATCCGCCAGCATTCCTCGGTCAGCTTTCCAGGATGAAGGTTGATCTTCGGCTTGCCGTCAACCAACACTTTCCAGTACGTTCCAACTATGTCATAGCCGTCAGGCAATTTGTTCTCTTCTGTGTCTGGCAATCTCATGACCAAACTCCTCTTTGTAGAAACCCATGATAATTACCGTTCGGAGCCACAATGCTCGGGGTGATTGAAATGGTTCCATCATCGTATGTTATCCATTGATGAACCCTTTGTACGAGCCGGTAAAATTCACCATGTGGATCGCACACCCACCATTCTCCATCGCCTTGTTCGTCAGGGTGATGATGTTGCCTCACTGCATAGCTCATCCAGGAGTATTCACCGGGGCTAGTTGGAATTGTGTTATCAGGGAGTCGTCTGCCAATCATGCAGTCCTCCCGTCGATGTATCCGTGCCAGTCACAGATTTCACAAACAAGTGAAACTGTCCCCGTCAATTGTTCTTCATCTACATCAGCCCAAGTCTTGCACTGCGGGCACTTCGCTTGTGGTTGTAGATATCGAGGCCCATCTTTTACATCAATTCTCTTGACTGTCTGAGTCTCTAGCCGCATGGCACGTACTGCCCGTTTGTGATGAAGCCATGTTGCCCGCCACACCCGCAGACAATCGAGGGAGTAAGCGTCAACGGTTCCCAAGATTTCACTTGCCACATCGGTCGGCCTTCCTTTGCAGCAATCCGAGAGTTGGTGAAATTAACTCCACCACCACACAGCCCGGTTTGTTCTTCCGCTGAAAAGACCTTCTTGTATTTGCATTGGGCAGGAGCAGGCCCGGTGATGATCAGGCCCGTCGTTGTCCTACCCATTAGCTCAACGGCATTCTTTTCAGTGTAAAACCGAATCGTGAAACCATGCCCTATTTCAATTTCCTGTGACACATCATTCCGTTTCCCCCGCCCTCTCTCGCTTGCGGATTTCAAACCCGACGTAAGTGTACGCCTTTTTCAAGTCCGATAGAGGAGTCCCTTTGAACGGTGCTCGCAAAACGTACTTAACCACACTGCCAAGGTTGAAATTAAGATCATAGTGTTCGATGATCTTGATTGCCTCGAAAGGATTCTCCTCACCGCCATAGTGCTCGGGTCGATCCCACTGCCCTTGTTTCGATTCAGGAGCATCACTAAATTGTTCATTCAAATGCTTAACTACATCATCGTATGCCCCTGCTACATGACTCCACTTTCGCTCAGCACGCCAACCGCAGGAGCATTCCCCTTGCCACTCACTAATTTCATCGTCATCACCACCTACATACGGCGGGAATGATTCAAGCCGTCCGAAGTGCTCTCTCATGGGGCAACCCGTGTCTTGACAAAGGCACTCCAAGTGATCGGCATTACCGCGCAAAAGTAAGCGTCAACTGCCCGAGCATATTCTTGAATTTCCCACATTGCTGCTGGATGATGACGCAATGAGAGAAAATTCATAAGCGACCGAGCATTCACAGTCCAATAAAACTGTGTGTAGACATTGACCGGCAAGAAGAATCGAGCCTGCTCCGGTGCAATCCTTTCAAGCGCAGTTTCATAATTGTCATACGCCTGATTGCTCGCCTGTTCCAACTCTGAAATAAACGGAACTGCATCACCAGCATATGCCGGTTCATAGATGTAATGCCCAGGTTTACCTACTCGGGTTCTCACATCGGCTGTCTTTGGGATATAAAATTCCCGTTCGAGCTTCGAGTACCTGGCACTCCACTCATTGAAACTGCCGATCCTGTGACGCATCCATTCTCGGGCAATGAAGATCGGAGCCTTGACATGGAAACGAAATGAATTGTGCTCAAACGGAGTCCCATGCCTGTTTTTCATCAAGTATGAAATCAGCCCGCGATCTGACTCGTCAACTTCCTCATGCCGAGCCGCAAATGAAACACGGGCAGAATTTACAACCGAGAGATCATCGGCCATATGCGCATCAAGTCGCACAAAGCCGTGATCAAGTACAAGATGCCCTTTTGTTGGATCATCAATTGCAACTGTCACATTTCCTCCTTTGACTTTAGCGCGGCAAGTTCAGACAAAAGTGCATCATAAACCCCGCCCACAGCCCCAAGTGTTTTTTGTAGCTCCATCGCAATTTCTCTCGCCCGACTTATTTGTTGTTCGGCAGTGGTTAGAGCAGGTAACAACCTAGTAATTACAGCAACACATTCGCGCACGTCATCCCGAATGTGTTGCGACTGACATGGCAACGTTAGTTCATATTCCAGCCTTTCCAGCATTTTGCGTACATCGGATTCTGAAATTATCGAAGCTTCAGAACTCATATTCCCTCCTCAAGTTTCAGAACCATTCGACCCTTATAACCTCGACGATCATCGCCTGAAATTACGTCATCGGTGCATTCCCATTTCTTAGCTGGGCCGACAACCATGATGATCTTACTTGCAGCCGATGCAAGTTCATCAATCAATTCCGGTTTGCCCTCACCTTTTCCTTCAACTCTGAATCTTGTGATCATTCGCGCTCCTTCCAAAAATCTCGAAAGTTCTTAACCGCTTTGCCTCCTACACGCCATCCAACAATGCAATCACCAATAATTACAATAGAAAAAGCTAGTAAAGTGCCAGTAACTATTTGCCAAACTGAAACCTTCAGCACATCAGCGGCTACTCCACCAGCCCCAAACACCACCAAGCCGTAACCATATTCTGAAATTTTCTTCCAGGTCATCCGTGAATCCTCTCTTCGAGCATTCGATCTTGGTTTCTTCGCTCTTTTTCAATCTTGGTCTGAAGCTCAGCCAAGCGCAATTCATCCTTCGCCATTGCAATCCTGGTCTTTGTCTTGGCCCCTCTGAAAAGCCAGCCAAGAACAAAGCCAAGAATTAGCACTGCACAAAATCCGGTGAACCCCATCATCCCATCGAGTCTCCTCGGCCGAATCCACTATGACGATCCTTGCGTTGCTTCTCAACAATCGACGTGCTGTATTCATGCTCGACTTCCCACACCTTGTCATGAAACAATTCCAGGGCAGCAAGCTCACCTTCGCTCATCAGATAGATACGTGAACTTGTAGCCGCTCCATTCATCAAAATTTTCAATTCATCCATTCGCTTTTTCATCGCATCGGCAATCGGAGTTTGAAGCCCATAACCCCAATCTCCGTATGAAATTTTCTTTTCGTCAGCCATTGATTCCACTCGTTTCAAGAAGCCGACGCCACTGCTCATGAGGAATTGCAATCCATCTTTCTGAAGGACTAGCATTTTGCACAGCCGCTTGCATCGCTTCCGAGAAAGATTCAACCCTTTCTGTAATTTTCAAAAGAAAGGTAGAATCTATTTCAGTCCAACTCCCACCAACCGGATGAATTACACGACTGTATTCTGCTGGTGGAAAAATCTGAGTCAGCCTTTTTTGAAGATCGGCTGTAGCCTTTATTTGTTCCAGTGACATTTCACCCCTCCGGTGATCCGAGAATGTAGAAGTCACACAGACAATTGCTGCGATTGAGAAAGAGCATCGCATACTGCGACCCATCATCGTGAAGCGCCTCGAAGTAGAGCAACTTATGCGCGAGCTTGAGAAGCGCTTGTGCGACCTTGGAAGCTGGAACCTTGGCATCAACGGACGCGAGCACAAGAATGTCGATATCCCGGCCGTCCTCGTATGAAATTGTTGAGCCTGTGATTCCAACCGTGTAACCGTACTTGGCCGTTATTTCACCAACGCGGGCATACATCTTCTGCACGTCATCCCAAGTAGCTCGACGCGAACCGAAGTCCTCTTGACCTTCAGCCATTCTTGACCACTGCACACGCAGTCAACTTCCACGCGCTATCTCGATTGTTGCCAAACCCTTGACTCATCGGTGAATCCAATTCAAGAGAAGTGAAATGCCATGCACCCTCACGCCCAAGGATTTCATTGGCAATTTGATGAGCCGCATCCACGCACTGAGTCGGGAAACCTTCAAGCTTGATTCGCAATCCAGGTTGATGATGAGGAATGTGCATTACAATTGGATAGAGAACTTCGATGGTCTTCATTCCTGTGCCGCCCTTTCTCTAGCGATTAGAAGTTCCTCGATATGCCGTCGTGAAATTCTGACCAGCATCCAATCATTTTCAGGCCATCTTTTTTCAGCATCATCAACCGCTAGCCGCGCTTGCTTGATTGCGGCTGCGAGCCGGGGAGATACATGATCTAGAACGGGTTCACGATCCTCAACTACCGCCCGCTCGGATTCGGTCAGTGATGCACCCCAGCCTGAAAAGATGAAGGATGACTCTTTGCCGGTAATTTCAAGGAAAGCTTTTGAAACAGCCGCCCGCATTGGCAAGTCAGCACCTTCTTGGGTCGGCTCTGCTTCACCGATCTTGCAATACCAAATTTTACCCATTGTCTTCCTCGTCGTCTTCTGTGTCCTCGATACCGTCTTCAATCTTCCTCTTGTGTGAGTAAACCATCGCGGCATATTCCACACGCATGTCCCAAGCCGCGACCATCACCGCACGATCAGTCTCGACAACAAGCTCGGGTGCCTTGAACGGGTCTTGAGCGATTTCAAGCGCGTTCTCCAATTCCAACCGATACTTGTCGATTGATTTCAAATAGGCATCGGTCGCCTTGATCTTGTCCTGCTCCTCGATTACGTCTGCCGCGCTTTTCAAGATTCCAGCGAAAGACCTTGGTGAGAGTTCCTCACCAATTCCCAAACCCTCTGACATGCGATTTGAAATCGCGTTAAGGTTCGCCACCAAGTTGGCGCGAAATTCCTTTGTGTTTGAATCAGCCATCCGGCCTCCTCTCGATTCCCCATCCGGGGAAACTTATGAATTTGAGCGGGCCTCCACTCGGACTGTGAAGACCCGCTCCTGTCGCTAGCGCGTCGGGGGATTGCCGCGCAGCGGGGAAGATATCACGGGGGAGGGCCAGTCGCAAACCCTCCCCCGTTTTCAGCGCTGCACCATACGAGACAGATGGGAGCGCTTCCGTCGCTTCGAGGATGACGACGGTTGAAAAAGATCGTATCTGAAATCTCTAGAAAAAGCCGAACCTCCGTTTTTTGCGGAGTAGAAACGTGGTCAGGTAGTAGTAGCGACCATCATCGACCAAGGCGGCAGGATCGAGCACAGTCCCCGTCTTTGTCTCCTGTACCGCGAAGCCACCCCGGTATTCAAATTTGTTTCTGTCCAACACAGCTTGAACCATTCCCGTGACTGTCATCCCCGGAACGTAATCAACTCTGTACTTTCCGAAGTCAGTGTGAAGCTCAACTGTCATTGAAATTCCTTTCTAGAGATTGTCCCGAAGCCAACGGCCAGTGAGCCGGTCGGCAAGGTTGGAGTAAAACGTTGCTTCCTCGATTTCATTCCACTCGAATCTGAAGTTCTGTTTGCCAAGTGAAATCGTAACGCTGGTTGGTGACTCTGATCCTCGCACCCAACCGTCGTAACAGACTCCCTTGGATTTCAGCCTGACCGGATAGCCATGACGACAGGCTAGTGAAAGTAATTCATATATCTCAAGAACATGCAATGCGATGACCTTCCCTCGGTTGCTTTGTCGGATGCCCGAGAGCCTAACAGATTTCATCCCTGTGAGCCACTGTAATAGCCCGAGTGACCCCGAACGGCTGGCCCTAGGTGATGACTTCCCTGATCTAGAGAGAGCCAGTCAGTGCCTTGAAGTGAAAAAATTTCCCCAAGAGTATTTTCAGATCGCTTGTCCCTAGTCGCTGGGATGCCGACGCCTTGTTCTAGCCATCTATCAATTACATCTTACTAGATACGCACTGTGCCAAACCGCCCCGCTGAAAGACGCCGCCACCTATCGTGAAATTATCACTTTCAGGTAGGGTGAAATTCTACTGATTCCTAGTCAAATATGCTGTGAAATTCCTACTTGAAAGCCTGAAAACAGGGGATTTCATGAAATTCAGATCTAGGTCTACGGTACAATCCAAGTCTGAAATCCTGGGCAATGGGAATTGGGTATGGCGAATGATTGAAATACCTTACGGGCAGTGCTCAACCGGCCAGTGAGAGGGGGATTCAGAGGGTGAGTAGTGCCTATGTCTCTATGGGGGTTTCCTAATCCTCTTGAGACAACCTTTCCGCTTTGGGTGCGCACTGAAATAGCCGTATGCGCGTGCATTCCTGATCCCCCCGGAATTCGGCATGGTTGCAGGGTTCTAACCGTGGGCGCAATTGTCCCCCTTCACGCGAGGGGGTGCGCGTGAGCGCTTTGGGCGTCGATTGAGGGGTTCAATTCCTGCGAAGCCCTGTAAGCCCTTCTGAGCGGTTTGGATATCGACCCTCCCCGTAGCTCGATTCACCCCCTCTTGAGCGCTTACGGGCTTTCCAGTGGCTTCCCTGACCGCTCTTGTGGGCTTTCCTGAAATCCCGGCCGTGGCTCGCGATTCGATCCCCTGCGCGCCGATACTTTCCTACTCAAGTGAAATTGTCGCTATTTGCGGGGTTGTCACGGTCGGCCGATCCCCTCGGGTTGAAATCTTCGGCTTTGGGGGGAAGTGAAATTCCCTGCTAATCGGCACTATTTGACAAACCTGAAATTGGCAGTAAGCTGGCGGTTGCCCCGCCAGCTCGGGGGGTTGGACATTGACAACCGAAGAGGGAACGAAGCAAGGCGAAAGCTTGCTCGATTCTGCGCGAGGGATTCCGGTGGTCGGATACGCGCAGCAGTGAGCTTGAGCGATTGAGCGAAACCCCGGTGTCTAGCGAGGTAAGCACTAGCGGCCGGGACTAGCTCAAGCTTCGTTCCCTCTTCGGTTATTGGACTTTGAAAATTGAGGCTCGGACGATTTGACTAAGCGCCACTGTGAACCCTTCCGACTAGAAAGGAATTCACACTATGCGCAACAAAAATCGCTATCGCCTAGGGATCATTCTCCGGGATGGCACAGAGTACGCTTTCGAGGTTCCGAAGATTCCTGCTCATTGGGCTTCGTGGCTTTTGCAGCAATTGCCTTACGGCACTCCCTCTATCGGCGCTTCGTTCTACCGCGAAAGGTTGCAAGCGTGAAAGCGCGTGCAAGCTGGAATAGCTAGTTAGTCCTCTTTTGCAGTGGCGCTTATTCAAATCGTTCGGGCAACACTCGTTACCTTTTGCCGAATCCCTAGTTGGGTAACCCTTCCGACTAGAGAGGAATTTGAAATGGCAAAGCGTAATAGCTCGGACTTTCGGGTAGGCACAAAGCGCCACCTAATCGCGGAATTGGCTGAACGGGGTTTGACAAAGCGCGAAGCGTATAGCGAGCTTCGTCCTTTGGTCGATGCTCAGGTTAAGCCAATGGTTTTTTCTGCGAATATCGGCGGCCGCCGCGTCCCTAAATCATTGTCCGAGCAATTGATCGAGCTAAAGAATGAAATCGGCCGTGTCTATGCCGTCCTCGGACGTTCCGCTACTTCTGAATTTGAATCGGAAGAAATCGAACCCGAAGAGATTTCAGAGGAAGAGGAAGAAATCGAGGACGAAGAGGAAGAAAAGCCACGGCCGAAGAAAAAGCGTAACGCAATCGAAGAAAACCTCCGCGAATTTCTGCGGAGGGTTAGGGAGGTTCGGACATTCTGTAATGATCGGGCGCGCTTGAGTGAATCGGTCGATTCAATTTCAATGCGTCCCGCTCAAGCGGCCGCAAAGCTGATTCCGGCGGGAATGCCGGTAGCAGCGCTCTTGCACGCTATGGCGCTTCACTGGCCTAGCGACGTTCGCAGGGATGCCGGTATTACAGACTTCGATGTACGCGCATTCTCGCGGGAAATCATGCGGGAACGTGGAATTACAACCGTGAAGCGCTCAAGCGGAAAGATTGAATCCGCGCATGAGCTATTCGGATATGCACTCTTGCTTGCTGAGAGTCGGATTCCGATAATGCTAGTTGGCCCTGCCGGTACAGGTAAATCTCACCTTGCAAGTCAATTGGCCGATTTCCTCGGATTGAAATACGGGGAAACCCCAATGTCCCCCGGTGCTACTCGCGGGGACTTGCTCGGACGGCATACCATCGGCGGTTTCATTTCTGCCGAATTCGTGGAATTGTACGGTAGCGGCGGTATCTTCAATTTCGAGGAAATCGACGCTTCCGATGCCTCTATGCTGATCGTCCTAAACAACGCGCTAGCATCGGGCAGGCTTTACAATTCCGCGTCAGGTGAAATGGTTGAAAAGCACGAAGACTTCGTGCCGGTATCGACCGCTAACACGTTCGGCCTAGGATCGAACCGCGAATACACTGCGCGGGAACGGCTGGACGCGGCAACAATCGACCGCTGGCGTATGGGTCGGATTTTCGTCCACTTGGACGAAAGCGTAGAGGCTTCAATCCTGGGGGTGACAGACTAACGATACCCTCAAGCAAACAAACCGAATTCCCAATTGGGGATTCGGCTAAAGGTAACGAGTGATTCTCTGAGGACTTATTGAAGCCAAGAGGGTGAACCCTTCCGACGAAAGGAATTTCAAGTGTTGGAAAAGGCAAACCCAAAAAGTAACCGTTGGGTAGTCGATTGGGCAGACTTGAAAGAGGTAGGGCTAACGGCACTGAATAGCCCGGACAATCTTTCAAAGTATGTCAATCGTGCTGGAAACCGTAACGTAATTCTGAAATATGCCGCTGTATCTGATCCTAATTGGACGGGCTACACAAAAGGCCAATTTGAAAGGTGGCTAGCTCATGGTTATGAGACTAGCGCCATTCATGGGCTTTCGGAATTTATTCCACCGATTCGCGATAAAAGAAAATTTGTTTTCGCGGAAGAGGGGGACGAATTCCATTTTGATATCGCTGCTAGTGGCGGCGATAATTTCATGTCTCACTTTACTACTCGCGAGCAAATCCCCGGATTGAGTCTGGATATCGGAATCGGATTCCGCGCAGGTGTAAGCGCTGAAATTCTTAACGCTTACCTTATTTGGATTTGCCGCGTAGCCTTTTCGATTGAATCGGCTGGAATTGATTTGGAAATCACCCTGCGCAACAATTCGGAAAATGTCTTTAGGCAGACATACGGCGCTCGTTATTCCACTGTAATCAGGGTGAAGAAAGAAAACGAGGTTAGCGATTTCCTCTCATGGTCGGCAATGCTAAGCCCGGCCGGGTTTCGTGGCCTAGTGTTTTTCGCGAAAGCCCTTCACGCGGATTCAAGAGGCTATGACGTAAGTACCGGCATGGGCAGTAGCATAGGGTCACCCTGGAAAGTGGAATTCAATCCAGAAGATAGGCGAATGGTTTTCGATTGCCCACATAAGCCGTACAGCTTCCCGGAAGCGGATATGCAATCGCAGCTACTCGCGCAATTGAAACTAGCATCAACGCTTCGCAAGTAAAATTCCCCTCTTGGCTTCAATAAGTCCTCAGAGAAAAGGCTTTATCGAGTAGCGCGCTAAACCCTTCCGACTAAAAGGAGATAGCCCGCTATGTCACATAAGGACTATGAAATGATCGGCGCAATTGTTGCCGGAACACTGGTACGCGCAACCCAAATCGGTGGCGAGGAATTGAGGACGGAAATCTATGACGTGCTTTACCGTCCTCTCGTTATCGAGCTTCAGAAAGATAACGAGCGCTTCGATAACCTCCGCTTCGCGGGGTTTGTCGGCGCAATCGAGCTTGCGGGGATTTCAAATGCTTCGTGAGCTTAATTACCGCGAATCGGACGGAATTTCGGTTACCCTCTTCGTGGAAACCGAAACCATGTCCCCTGTAATCGTGCTGGACGATATCCGCACGGTATTTCACGCTAGCTTTACCGTGCCGGATGATCGGGCGATGGACGCTTTCTATCACCCCTTCACTTACGCGGATTCGGTCAGGGTGTCGCAATGATTGAAGTCACCCTGAAATTCTGGCGGGTCAGGTTCTACAACGTATCCGGTCAGGTGACTTACTCGGCTCGGGTTATGGCCGATTCCGAGGAAGAGGCTAGAGACAAATTCCGCGAGCATTTCGGAATCGCTCACTCCGGTCTAGGTCTAGCCAAAATCCGCGTATTCCCGGCTGGACGTACAACGGTTTACAAGTAATTTCCCCATTGCGCGCTACTCGATAAAGTCTTTTCTCTGAGGGCTTCAAAATCTAACCCCGCGAGGGAGGCTAACCCCTGCGCGAAAACAGGTCTAATTTCAGACCTATTCCGCGACGATATTTCAGCGGGAATGTCGGCCGTCGATTTTGTGCTCAGGAATTTCCAGAGATTCAAGCCGCTGAAATCCTGACACCGGGGTTTTCGTGAAATTTTGAGGCCCGAAGCTCGCAAGAGAGAAGAGAGGCATCCAGCATCCACCTTGCGGCGAACCTCTCCCGCATCCCCATGCGGTTCTCGATTGCGCGGTGTGCTCCGGGCCGGTCGGTATCCTAGCAGGCCGTCAGAGAGGCTTACAGCGCGTCGGAGCCATATGCCTGTCTCGATCCACATAGCCTCGGAGCCACAGGAACGACGCTCGCGCCCTCGGAGGGTATTGGTTCGGGTTCGCGCCCGTCCTGAAATCGAGCACTGACAGAGAGGCTTACAATCGCTCGGCGCGAGCCTTGGCGCGAGCACGAAAAAGGGGCCGGTTTCCCGACCCCTCATCGTTTCCCTTCCGACAGGAAATTTTCAGCGCTATACGGCTCGGGCAGTCACGAAACGGTCACCCTCAAAGATGTACTCGATTGCGAGGCGTGAGCGCTTGTCGATCACCGTGTAAATTGTCTTCTTGCCGCGCCAGGAAAGATCACTCCACGCTCTATTGCGAGCGCGGTGTCTATCAATTCCGTGAAATCCTTTGATTCGGTCGATACACGTTGCAAAGCTCATGTTTCGCCGTAGCCCCGGCGTAGGTTTCAACTGTGCGTCCATTTCAATTCTCCTTTCGGTCGGAGTGATGGAAGCGCCACGCATCACGGAAGCCACGATAGCAGCCGTGAGCGATTCCCACAAGCGCATTCATCACAAGCCAAGCGAACACGAACAGGAGCACGCTGAACGGGTCAGGCATCACAGCGCCACCAGGAGGAAGCGATGCCGCCACTCAAGCTCGGCGCGAGTCGCGCAGTCTTCGCAGAAGACCACAAGCTTATTGGCGGGCGAAGATTCCAGATCAGTGAAAAGAAACGCCGGTATCCAAGTTTCCGCGCCGTGAAATGTTACGTGAAATTCTTTGGCGCAATCGACGTTGGCGCAGTGCTCGACCGGATACGGGGGAACTAGCATTCCCAGCTTGCTCATTGTGCTGCCCGCTTCCGTGCCGTCCCAGCACGCTTGCAATCCTTGCGGCGCAATTGCTTGCCTGTACCGGGCACTGGCTCGATTGGGTCAGGTCGGCCGAAGGTTTCAGAATCCAAGTCGATCAGATAGCTTGAGTCCATCGTATCCTTGGGAAGAATCGTACAGCCGAAGGAATCACGAAGTGTCTTGAGGACTGCACCGAATTCCCGTCGATTCAGATAGTTCTCCCAAGCGTAGCGCGATCCCCAGCGGAACCCTTCAGCTTTGAGAAATTCCTGAACCTCGGCATTCCTTGCGCCGCCGCCGCGAATCATGCACAGCGGAGCACCGTAAGGAAATCCGCGTGAGTAAAAGATGTTCATGCCGTTACCAAGCCCAGCGCAGCCTTCATGAAATCAATTTCAGTGCGCAACCGCTTGGCCCTCGCAGTTGACTTGAGGTAATCGTCCATGTGATCCATCGTCACACCGGCCAGTACATGCTTAATTTCACGCTCTTTGCCCTCGATCATCGCATAGGCACCTTCAGGCGACTCTTTGCAAAGGTCATGCAATTCCAGCCAGAACAGAGATTCTTCAGCCGCCTGCCTCTCTTCCTGCTCGACGCGCAGCGTTAGCTTCTCTTCCTGCTCGATTCCAAGCTCAACTGAAATCTGCCGCTGCTTGACTTCGTGAAGCTCGGGCTTATTGCAGTAGCCGGAATGGAAGTCTCTGTAATTTGCCCGGATTTCACCGTCAAAGTCGAAAGCCTCGATCAGATACCACTTTCCCTCTTTCGATGCTTTCCAGGCGACCGTCTTGGAACCGCAACGGTTGCATCCCTTCTTGGCAAGGTCGATAGGATCGAAGCCGACGAGTGAAATTCCCATTACCGGCTCGCCACCTTCCGGGGCTTCCAGCCGAGCGCCTTCAAGCGCGCCAGCGTGCCCTCAAACGTCCGAATCTGAACGGCACACGTCGCAAGCGGTTGCTTCTTCTTGCCGCGCTTGATCCGCACGTCCGAATTGAAAAGCTTGATCGCGCTTGCCTCGCTATCACACTCGCGCATGATCGCCAGTGAAAGACGATCATTCGGCGCAGCGTAGACGAGGTAATCGTTTGTCCAATTCTTCATTTCAAACCTCACTCTCTGTCGGAAGGTATCTCTTGGGGACTAGCAGCCCCGCCACAAGTGAGGCTGCCAGTCCCATAAGAACGACTGTACTAAATTTCCTGCTCGCTGTCAAGCGCCTTTTTTGAAATCTCGATCCGCTCCGCGAGCTTGTCCAACGCCTTCTTCACATCGGCCGTCGAATGTGTCGAACAGACTGGAAGCGCTTCGGAGTCCACAAGGGTCATCACGACGCTACCGCAAACAACACACTCTTCAAAATGCGCAAGGATCGACATTTCAGACCGCTTCGCTTTCAATGGGGAGATAGTCTCCCTCACTGGCGTTGATACATGCTTGGCAATATTCCGAGCCTTCGGCCGGTTTGAATTTCCCACAGTCTTGACAGTGACAGGTTGTACCATCACAGTCCTCACAGGTTGCCAGTTCACAGTATGGAACAATTCCAGCGCCGCCACACTTCCGGCACCTTTCATAATGTTCCGCACCGTAATTGTCTTCAGACGAACGAAACCCGTCACCATGACAATCCGGGCACTGCGTCGTTTTCATTTCAGATCACTCTCAAGCCGTTTTCAATTGCCCCGGCAACGATATCGGCAATGAAACGATGCTCGACGCAAAGCGCCTCTCCGAACCATTGCGCATCCTCGGATACAAGGTGCTCACCGATCCACTCTGCGCCCGTGTCAGTCAACGGACGCAGCAAGAAGATCGAACCCTCGTCCTGAACTTCCAGGTCAGGGTAGCGCCAGGAGTTTGCAAGAGCGGTGCTCAATTCAACACCGCCTTGAAAAACAAATCGTCCAACACGCCTGCCGGAATCCCCTTGAGAGACTTCAGCGGGCAAAGAAGCCGAGCATAGGTGGTGACGTTCGGCTCGAAAATCACTGCCTCAATCGGAATCTCTAGACCATCAAGAATTCCCATTTCGGTTACGACAACTGCGCCTAGCATGGAATCTCCTCTCTGTCGGAAGGAACTTTCCAGCAAAGCGTAGCATAGATCAATTGTCATGTCAAGAGACAAATTACTCTTGACTCAAGCGACGAAGCAGTTTCAAAAGACTGACCGGCCCCATTGACTCCATCATCATCGCTTGATGTGCCCACGAACCGAGAATTACATGAATCGGTTCAGCCGAGAGCGGGCCTGAAGGAAGCAAGTGTGTAATCGCCGCGCAACGATGTGCAATCAATTCAGCACGAACACATTCCGTCGCTACATTGAATGACTCGTCTGGAACCTCCGTGCCGTCTGAAATCATCCGTTGCCGAACTTCGTCAAGTTCAGCAAAAAGTTCTTCAGAGAGTAGGCCTTTGGTCTTGCGATTGAAATTCAGAAGGTCACGAATCTCAGCCCACAATTCTTCCCGCTGTTTGACACACTTCTCACACATCGTTGCTCCTCCTCACTATCGGAGTTGAAATCTTGACGCCGGTAGCCCAAAGCTCTGTTGGGCTACCGACTGGAAACTTCGAACCACAATCAGGGCAGTGCAGCAACCTGTCATCATGAGCTTCCCGGTTCGGGTGATGACAAGCATCGGCCTCAAATTCGATTCGGAATTTCATGCTGCCTCAATCGTGATCCTGACCGCCTTCGGATTGCCAATCTCCTTGAGCGCTGCCTTTGAAATGTAAACCGAAGTCATCGCCGCGCCCTCTTCGGTGTTGTCAAACCGCGTAGTGTGCTTCTTCTCCTGCGGGTCGGTCATTTCAACCACGACCGCCTTGCCACTGCTTGCTTTCTTGGGCGACATTTTTCAGCCTCGCTTTCTCTCGATGTAATTGGTTAGCATTCCGGCGAAGTCATCCGTCGTCGGCCGGGTTGGATCAGGATTTCGCTTTCCTCGAATAGCTGGCACCTGAACCTCTTCCGTGTAATTGTTGCTTTCTTTCGGTGGACTGAAATGCTGGTTATAGGGATCGTAATGGGCTACCTCCCAAAGAAACCATCCCATAAACAGAATCAATCCCCATGCTACCGCACCCTTCCAAGAGCCGTCAATGACTCCACCGGCGATTAGCAGCCCTAGCAGGACAAACTTCGTCATAGCCAGAACCACTCAAGCAGGCCGATTACAGCCATTGCGATCCAGAAGAATGCGACATACAGCCGAATCCAATTCCACTGACGCATCGGAAGCCGCTTGAGGTTCTTCGGCATACCCTTGAATTTCGGGTTGCGCCACTTGGACTGACGCCAAGGATCGACCATCATTTCCCAGCGCTCACTCATCTACTGGCGCAGGCTCGATGTGAAATTGCTTACGACCTTGAGTTACACGCTCAATCAATCGATAGCCATTCCTCTTGAGTGTGGAACTGTCCATGAGCGATGACGTTCGGTGCATACCGAACTTTGCACCGACCCACCCTTCCAAGAGCTTATCGAACAACCGAAATTGAAGGGTGCTTGGGTGAAAAATATTCGATACCTCGCCGCGCTCCGTGCGGTAGGCATTCACAATATCGAGCGCGTATCTGCTGGTAGTGGGGTTCTGATAAAAAGACTGAAATTCCCCTTCGGGTGTAACGGCCTTCGATTGATCGCCACCGTTATAGACATGCTCGATGTATGCCTTGATTCCTTCCATTTCACGGCTCTTGACACTCTCAAACGCGACAACACACTGCTCTGTAATTTCTTCCTTTTTCACGGGAACTCCTTTCGTCGGAAAGTATCAGCCCTGGGTCAGTTTATCACAGAGAAAAGGCCGGAATATTTCACCGGCCCTCTCTCTGGATTACTGACTACTTGCGACGTGCAACGGTCTTGCGCTTTGCGCCCCTCTTTGCCGTCGTGCGCTTTGAGGTAGCTCCACGCTTGGCCGAAGCCTTCTTGGGCGTCCTGGTGGCAGTGGTGGTCTTGCGGGATGCCTTCTTGCCGCGCTTGAAAACCGGCTTGGGCTTGAAGTTGTCCGGCCGCAGATCGACCGGCATTCCACCCGACACACCAATTCCCGTTCCACCCTCACCGTAGACCGCACGATTGCCGCTCGGCTCATGCTGCCCGGTGCGCTTGGCGAAATCCCAAGCCGTGCGTGAAATCCGGTAACGAAGCTGCCACTCACCTTCAGCCTTGCTCCGCTTCTCACCCTTGGAATTCTTCTTGCTCACGAAATCCCAAAGGTCACCAACGAGCGTGTCGAACGCCTTTGCACGGTTGCCCCGGTGCTTACGAAGTGCCCTCACGATTCTGTCCGGCGCGGAGTCCTCGCGGGGATTCCAGCCTTCGGTCACCGTGAAATCAACGTCCTCCAGCAAATTGCGCCCGGAGTCGCTTTCCTTTGTTGCCTTCCGAGTTGCCTTCTTCGCAGTGGTCTGCCGCTTCGCCGTGCCCGACTTCCCTGTGGACTTGGCAGGTGCAGACTTGCGCTCGGCCGACTTGCGGGTCGAAGTTGACTTGCGACCGGAATTCTTCTTCTTCACGACTGTCTTCTTCTTGACCACCCGAGTCTTGCTCTTGCCCGTGTGGGCGTCGATGACGGCCTGAATCTCGTCCTCGGTCGTCAAACCGCGAAGCTGCGAGAAAGGAATTCCAAGCTCCTTCGCTTCCTTTCTCAGTCCTGCGATGCTTGCCATTGATCCTCCTTCATTCGGATTTCATTTCGATGACATTCGGTAAGCTGGCCCCAAGGTATCAGCCAATTGGCGAATTGTCAACCCCTCAATTTTTGGCTTTGCTCCTGCGTTTGAAGTTCACCACCATTTCTCCGATGCCGCTTTCGTCATCAACCGTGTTGAGGTACCCATCGACCAACTCAATTGCGCCCGAGTCGATCCGTGACGCAATCTCAGCCGCAGTCTGTCGAGGGAAGTAACCGATGTGCATATCCTTCCACGGCTTCTCATTGAGAATGACTTGAATTGCGTTTTCATCGTGAATGTTTTCAGGGTCACGCTTGAAACGAATCTTGAGCGGGGTGAGCTTCGCCATTTCACGAAGCGTCGAAGGAGTAGCACGATGCCGCAAACCAACGACTGTAATTTCCATAACCCTAGTCATCGCTACGTGGCCGTCCTACTCGATGCTTCGCGATGATCTGCTTGATTTCCTTCGCTTGTGCTGGCGACCACAGACGAACACTATTCCCTCCCCAATTCACCCTCTGCGCGCGCGGAATCCGTCCAGCATCCTCAAGCCGTCGAATCCAACGCGGGTCACGTCCGATTTTTTCAGAAAGCTCGGAGAGCGTCAGATGGTTGACGAACTTTTTCGGCTTCATGTAATTTAGATCACGCTTCATTTAGTCCTCGAAGATTCGCAGATACGGAGCTTTCTCTCTCTGCACGAATGCCGGTTTAAGATCGTCGGCCGACAAGATGCCCTCTGACACGATTTCATCAATCATCGCTCGATCCACCACGCGCTTTGTAATCCGCATCCAGACCTTGCGCGCCTTGCCCTTCTCCTTGATCGTTCCCTTGAATTTCTTTTCAATGATCCGCTGAAGCGGAACCACCTTGCGACCTTCAGGAAGGTCATCCGGGATTTCATCATCGGTCGCGATGAATTGTGAATCGAAAGACTGCTTAACCAACGTTGCATGAAATCCCTTATCGAAGTCAATGCGCTCGGTGTCAGTTTCAATGGCCCAACGTGATACAGCCTTTTTCAACTCGACTGCATCAATTTCCATTTCACCCAAACCATATTGCTCGCGCACGCTTTCAATCTCAGCCTTGACTGCCTGAAAAAGAACAAGCGCCTCCTTTGCCTGTTTCATGTTGGCGATGTGATACTCGCCGTTCTTGGTTGGCTTCAGAGCCATTACAGTTTACTCGTCGGGTATTGGTTCTTGATGTTCGCATCGAAATACTGCCCCGGCGACGACGCATTACGCAGTTTGTTAAATACCGATTCCGATACGCCTGTGTAGGAATACTGCCCACCGTGATGAAATTCGATGTAAAGCGTTTCCCGATCCCAAGCAACGCGAGCAAGATTACTGCTATCCACCGGGTGCCAATCAAGACCTGCCTTTTTCACCATTTCAACCGCCCTTTCTTCCGAAGGTCAATTTTCTCTTTCGCATAGGTACGTTTACGTTGATCCCACTGTCGGCGCAACACTCCTACGCGATGGTCGATAAAGTCGTAAATTACAGCATCCTCTTTATCAGGGTGCATTCTGATTGCACGACCCACTTGCTGAATCAACCGGCCCTCTGCCTTACCAGGGTGAATCAGACAGACACGGTTTAGCCGCTGAATGTCGAGCGCTTCATCGGCAAGCTGGGTCGATAGCAAGCATTTGATTTCACCCGACCGAAATTCTTCAAGTAACCGCTTGCGATCTGCCTTTGAACGCGAGCCGGTCAAGATTTCAGCCTTCTCAGTCATCGCCTCTGCGACAAGCTCAAGCTGCTCGATCCGACGTGAGAGCACAAGCACTGAGTTGCCCTCCGCGATTTCAGAATCCACGATCTTGGCAATCTGTGAATTTCGTTTCTCGTCCCGAACAAGTGTGTTCAACAATGCGCCCCAATCGAACGGGCCTCGATACAACGCCTTGAACTCTGTGCGGGTCGGAACCACTTCCAGCTTTACGGGTGATTCAAATTTCTGCCGATGGATAATTGGCCCGATGATAAACCGCATCGTCGGATGGTTTCCATCGGCCCGAGTAGGCGATGCTGTAAACCCGAACCTGAAATATGCGGGGCAGGCGTTGATCACAGCCTCCCACGTCGGCGCGCTCACATGATGGGCTTCATCGGCCACCAAAGCACCCCACTGCCCCCACCACGGAGCACCCTTGTCCAGATAGCTCCGATAGAGCGTTTGCACTGTGGCGACTGTGATTTGCCCGATCTTGCATTCCTTCCCCCGGATAATTCCGACCTTGCCCTTCATTTCAGGAATTGCTTTGCCGATGTATTGCACCCATTGATTCAGAATGTCCTCTGTGTGAACGAGCACTAACATCCGGGTTTGACACACCGCTGCGAACGCGAGAACGATCTGCGTCTTTCCTGTGCCCGGTGGACGAATGATCAGCCCTTGCTCGTTCACAAGCATATCCTGAACCGCTTGGGATTGACCTTTGAAGCGTGGATCAATTTCAAGATTGTCAAGCGTGAGTTTGAAATCCATCGTCGGCATCTTCGGCCTCGTACGCCGGTCGTCATAGCGAATGTGATCCGGCAAGAGAAACCATGCCCCACGCGGAAGAACGTAATCGCCTTGACTCACTCGCTTGCGATAGGCAATTACAATATCGCCATTGTCCTTTACATGGGTCAACGACTTTTCAAGCGCTTTCCACTCAGCGCTCGAAAGTTCCTCCATGCCGATCTTGAGCGTACTACCGACTTTCACGGATTAGGCCAAACGTCCTGATTACGGTCGAGGTAGATCAAGTCCTCAATCAGTTCACAAATCTGTAATACGGTTGCCGTGCTCACCCGACACGCTCCTTAATCAATCCAAGAAGAAACTCAGCATGATCAATTTCTTCTTTGATAGCTTGCAACCTTTTTTGCCTTCTTGACTGGCACGCCTTTGCCGAAAAATTGAATGAGTCATCATCAAGCGCGACCCAATCATCAGCAATAGCACCAGCTACCTCGCCAGCCTCTTCAGCAAATTTTGCCGCGAGAACCGAAAGAGGAATGCGACTGTTATTCCACTTTTCCCGGTTCATACGTCATCACGCCCAATTCCCATTACCGTTACCAACTCATGCCACTTCACTCGCTCATGCAACACACCGGCGAAGAAACTCAACGGCAGAAGCACAATCAGAAGGGCAATTGTAATTATCAAGCCGGTCACTTGAGCACGACAACGATCAGAGTGGTAACACCGACACAAGCCGAGACAAACGAAGCGCATGTGCGGATCAACTCCGCATATGTCTTGTGAAATTTCGTTTTCTTGTTCTTCTTCGCCATTTCAGTCCACCACCCAACCGTCGTCAAGCAGCGCGTCGATATCGTCATAGACGATCTGCTCGACTTCACCATGCGTCGAACCAAAGACATTGAGGTTTCTCGTCACGTAAAACTTGAACGGGTTTCTTTGCTCGACGGAACGGTTGTATGACTTCTCCGATACAGCCGATGTGAGAACTGCAATTTCAGGAAACCCACCAGGCTTAACGGGCCTTTTCAGTGGCAGGTAAAACAACGGCCAGGAATTCGGAGAGAGAATCATCTTCCGATTCCGTTCACGGTCTACTGCGAGTGATGTGGGCATTACTCCTTCCCCACAGTAACGCTATAGAGCTTCCCGCCTGCCACGGGCAGACGAATGATCGAAGACACCTTGACTCTTGAAATTGCCTTCAGAGCCTCGTTCTTCGTCGGAAAGATTTCATCCTTCATGTTTGCGGGCTTCTGCGGATCGACAACCCGCACCCAACGAACCGTGATCATTTGCGCTCCTTTCGACGTTTGCCCGCGTAGAGTATCAACCCAGGGTCTAAACGTCAAGTAGCCCGGACTCTTCCAATTCAAGCCGATGCGTCCACATCACTGCCAGGGCATCGTAACGGTCGTCAGACTGCACAGCCTTGGCTTTGGAATCTTCCGGCCGTGGAATCTTTCCGAGCTTCGTGGACTCAATGATATCCGGCCAATCAGGAATTTCATCGTACAGCCCTTGAAATCCATAGCCAGGATTCATCGCCCACTGCTTTGAACGGAACTTCCCTGTATCCCCCGGCTTGCAGTTGAAAGTCTTGACCAGTTTCGGGTCTTTCCATTTCGAATGATGAGTTGTAATTTCAAGCTCATCTGCGACCATCGTTCGCCAGCGGATCGAGTTCATCTGCGACACGTTCTGAAACCCATAGCGAACCAATCCCCCGAGGAACGCTCCTGAAATTTCCGCTTGCTGTTTCAACCATGCCGACTTCGAACCTCGCACAAGGCCGAACGGCCACGGTTCTTCTTGCGCGATGAAAATGTTCTCAAGCGAAAGCGAGAGCAACATCTGTCCTTGAAGATCGAGCACAAGATCATGCGACCTTGCCGCTGCACCGAGCCGGGTGAAATAGTGGTCATCCTTCGTCCACCGGATTTCAGTGAACACCGGCCCCTTGAATTTCTTCAGGATTCCATCGTAGGCAATAGCTGCCCCTGCGATGCTCGACATTGACACGTCGAAGCCTGCGACCATCCACCCCTTCGGTGGCTTGTCATCGCGGAATGAAATTCCTCTCCGCTTATGCTTCTTCTGAGGCCGCTTCTTCTGAACAACGGCCTTTTGATCAATTTTGAGCTGGTATTTGTTAACGGCCTTTTTTGGCACGTTGCTCCTTGTTGAGCTTTTCAATTGCTTTGCTTATGTCCACCATGCACACCGGACTGAGCCAGGTGTTTTTGAAGCAGAAGAAAGCGTACTGCCGCCAGCGGGGGAACCATTTGATTTCACCCAAGGGCAAACCGGCTCGGGTTGCGACTCGCCAGATTTCGGTACGGCCGGTCGAACTGAGTCCCCATTTGAAAATCCACACATAGGAAACCTCCTTAGCCACGATGCTCTTTGCAGTAGGCGCGAGAAACTTCCTTCTCTCTGAAATTTACCCCGGCAGACAAAAGTGGGCGTACAAGGTTCATCGCAAAAAACTCGCGTGCATTGAGCCGGTCGATTTCCTGACCACCCATTTCAACCGAGTACAATTGAATTTCATCAGCGATGATATCGAGCAAGTCCCCGGTTGCAACAGAGTCCCGGTGTTTGACAACCGGCGCGTCACCTTTTTTCACCACGACCGACTTGGCCTCGAATGCAGCAATGGCTTCCTCGTCAGCCGCTATTTCAGTCAGCCGCTTCTTGCCCTTGGCCTGCGGCACCTTCTTGATCTGCGCAAGCTCACGCCTCATACGCGGGCTTGTGCCGTTCTCAGCCTCCTCTAGATCGTCAGCCGCAAATGCCTCACCACACTTCGGACACTCGTAAATTTCATAGTCAGCGTCGTAATGCTTCGACGTGATCTTGGCACCATCCTTCGGGCACTTCATTTTTCATCCTCCGTCAAATGACGTGTCCGAAAGCCAAGCTCCTTCGCCGCTTCTCTCTCCTCGACGGTCTGGCTAATTGTCAACACGACCCCAGCATCACCATAATGAGCCAGTGAAATTGCATGACACGGAATCGTATGCTCAAGCAAGCATTGCATATTGCCTTGCAGCATGTGCAGCGGAATGCTTACCCGCACATCATCGTTCTCGTTTTCACTTGCCACTTTTCACCTTCTTTCCGCACCGAGAGCACCGAGCCTTCGGCAACTTGAAATCGCCCACCCGGATTCCCCACTCCGCGCAAGCGACAAGAATATGAACGGCCAGGTATCTGTAATTCTTGGTCTGAATATCTGTCAAGGGTTTGACTTCACCATTGACAGATCGAAATGCCTGACCTTTGAGTGTAATTTGTGGTGGTTGAGACATTCCTCGTAGAAGCTCAACCATCTTTTCAACAATCATGTCGATACTGCCATCGTTGGCGTAAAGAATTTTCTGCACGTATTCTTCCCGCTCGTTAGCAGCATCGGCAAGCTCAATTACATGCTTTTCAAGCTCAAGCGCCGTTGTCTTCTTCTTCTTGGCGACCGGCTTAGGCATCTAGCTTTTCCTTGGTGAAGGTTTTCCCACAGCCATCGCAACGCAGGAAGGTCTTGGTTGCAGTCCCCGCCACGGCAATGAAACGATGCTCACAATCAAGCTCACGAAATTGTTCCACAAGCTCGGGGATCGAAACCCCGGAACCCTCGTTCTCAGAGAGGTAGCGCGAGAGGGGCGACATGACGTGCTCTGAAATACCCTCTGGAACGCTCTGAGGACGCTTCTCGCGGGACGATGGAGTTGATCCGGCCCGCTGGTAGTACGTCTTGGTCTTTCGGCGCACATGGCCTCCCTTTCTAGTCGGAAGCCCGAAGCTTATCAACCCAGGGTCTATCTGTCAAGCCTTGGGATGCTTCTTGCGCGGCCGGTTCGCTAAACGTGAAAGAACGTCTACCTCTGCATACAAGTCATCAAGTGGAATTGCCCCAAGCGCGACTGCTTGTGCTCGCTTCGTTTTTGAAATGTCATAGTGGACGAGACTCCCTACGCCTGTCTCGCGCTTTGGCAGTTGCACCCACTCCGGTTTCAGCCCAAGCTCGCGAGCCATTTCATCTAGCTCTGCGCGAGTGTCGGCAACCATGTGACACATGATCATGTTTCGAAATTCCCACATGGATACACCTACATAGACGGGCATTCATCCTCGATGTAATCTTCGTCGAATCCATCTTCCGATTCATCATCACCAAAACATTCAGAACAGAATTGGTACACCCCAAGGTAGCCTTGTACTTCAAACACTTCGTTCGTTTC